TGAGCATGACGCAGATCCAGATCGTTCTCCTGATTCCGTTTGTGATTCTGGCCGTTGGCATGGTCCGTATCTCCATCAAGGGAAGCTGTGGGCAGCGGAGATGGAAGGGGAATCTGTGACGCCAGAATGTGAAAAGTGTAACCAGTTGGCGCGGCTATTGATCGAGTGTCGCGATGCTCTTCCAGCCATCAGTTTAGCGAGCGCCCGATTGCATGGGGTGAAGTTAGACCTTGACGTCCGTATAGCCGAAGCATTGAAGCCGTGGGAAGTGCCTGCTGGCACACCGGGAGCCATTTAGCTATGACAAGTACACAGAAAATCACCTACCGCTGGTTTGAGCGCAATCACTTGGGCGAGCCATTGCCCTTGTGCAGATATTCGCGCGAGCTCACAGACGACGAATCGAGCCTCCATATGTTGGCCCAGGCGTCGGATCGGATCACGATTACAGAAGCGCCAGAGCCGCCCATGACGAAGCTGCAGTTTCGCCTGCGCCGCTTCTTCATCGGCTTGACCCTCATTGTGGCGTTCTCTTGTGCGGTGACGTGCTTTGAGATGTGGGGGGCGAAATGAGGAAATGGCATCCTCCCCTTACTGACGCGCAGAGAGAAGACGACCTGACGCGAATATTTACCAGAGCCTTGGAGGGTGGAGATACCGCTCTCAGCAATCCTGAGTTGTTTAAACATGTGCTTAGAGCACTCGCGGATCTGAAATCTTTTAGGCACGCGGAAGGCAGATTCACTATTCAACTTCGGGAGGGCGAAGACGGATGGATTGTGGCCGAATGCTTAGAACTTCCCGGATGCTACTCGCAGGGAAAGACTACCCTCTCTGCAATTTCAAACATCAGCGATGCAATTATATCCGTCCTTACTGTGAAAGTAGGACAGCCATGACTAACCACCCAGAGACGCTGGAGTACCTCAGAACTGCGCGCGATCAGGCGGAAGAGGAAATGATTGCGGCTGGCCTGGTTGTTGAGTTGCGCCGCGAAGATCTGGAAGCAGCCGAGCGTTTCAGAGCAGACAAACGCAAGACTTTAGCAGCCATTCGCGAGCAGATTGCGCGGTTGGAGAAGACGATGGTGATGCAATGAATGTGACAGGCAAAGTTACCGATTACGCCATAAAGGAAGCAGAGCGCATAACCTTTGCGACTGCGATTAGAGCCTGCAACGGCATGAAGGAAATGCCGAACGTAAGCGACGAATACAAACGAGGATGTAACGCCTGCGCCCGCACCATTGAAGCACTGGCAGTAGCCTGCGCAAGAAAGTGGGAATCGTGATCACCATCCTCTCAAATCACCCCACCCGCTTCTCCACCAGCGATCCCGCAGAGTGCGACGACTGCGGCGAAGAAGTAACCACCCTGACGGACACGATTGCAGGGTATTTGTGCGATAGATGCAACGCACGATTCGCTAATGCCTGCCAAGGCTTGGCATCTCGACATAATCGACACAGCGAGGCTGAAATGAATAAAGGCGGCGATGTGGTGAGCTGCCCGAACTCACCGGTTGGTAATTGCATAAACTGTGGACATCGGCTGACATTCTGCGGCAAGCCGTTCACCGCCGACGTAGAGTGTTCTAAATGCTTCAAAATAAACCATTACCGAAACTCACAGCAACCGGTCCACACTAGTGATATGGATTCGTTGGTCCATGTGTAGGGGCGCAGCGCAGGGGTTGGCGAAGTTGAACACGGAATCCAATTTGAAGGAGCAAATATGAACACGAAAAATGCTGAGTTAATTCAAGGTCTGCGCGGATTGCTGGCCTTTGTCGAAGCAAATGATGACTTCGAGTTCGTACCCGGCACTGATACTGACATCGTCCAAGCTAACTTTCATGCTTGGTATCTGCACACTGGTGATGAGGAACGGCGCATTGCGATCGCCAACCTCACCCGCCGCATGGCGCGCGTAGGTAAAGCTGAAAAGCTATACACTGATGCGTTCGCGCACATTCGGCTGGATTTTGGCCGGTTCGTCAAGTTCCAAATCGGGACTCTCCGCGAGACTGTTTGCGAGCGCGTGATAGTTGGCAAGAAACTGATTGCCGCCCAGCCGGAACGGGTTATTGCTGCAACCCCAGAACAGACCGTCGATGAAGTTGAATGGCGCTGCCATCCGGTAATGACGGCAGGCTCCTCTCATGTGATTGACGGCGACACTCCCGCGCTGTCTGCTCCAGAAACGCCTCAACTCGAAGCAGAGAGTTTGGTTGATATCCCGTTCTAACTTTTGGCTGGTACATGGAGGTGAGGGGCTATGAAGCAAGCGAGTTTGGTTTTGCAGGAGCAAGCGCCGATTGAGCGTGAGCCCACTGTGATGGAGATGATGTCGCAGGCCCTTGCAAGTGGCATGCCGGGCGCTGAGATGGCCCACGTCATCAAGGAGCTGGCTCTCGTTCGGCAATCTGAAGAGCGCTTTGCCTGGGAGCGCGAAGAGCGGCAGGCGCGGCTCCAATTTGACGAAGCTTTGAACAATTGCCAGTCGCAGATTGAACGGATCATTCCCAATCAGGACCGCGAGAACGGCATCAAGTGGGCCGATTACATCCACATCGACAAGGCCATCCGGCCGCTCTACACGAAGGCTGGCTTCTCTGTGGCGTTCTCTGAAGAGCCAGGCGAAGGTGACCGGCTGCGCATGAAGGCCATCGTTTCCAAAGGTGGCGTGTCGAAAGAGTTCTTTGCCGAGATTACCCGCACTCCTTCTAACAGCAAGATGAGCAAGGTGGATGCCGACGCGGCAGCAGCTTCGCGCGTGAAGCGTTACCTGATGCTTGACATCTTCAACATCGCTGTGGGGATCGACAAGGACGAGAAGATTGGTTTGCTGAGCCCGGAGCAGGGGGATGCGCTCCAGCAGCTCGTGAAGCAGATGGAAGCCTCTGCGACACGGGAAGACGGTCTGGAGGCCTACCGCAAAGCCTACAAGATGGCGCGTGAGCTCAAGAACAACGAGGCCACGCTGCATGTGATCGACGTCTGGGAGAAGTGCCAAGCCGGATTTGCGGAGGCCCGATGAGAGTCATTTGCGCAACACAGGATTCGTCCGAGTGGTTTGAAGCAAGAATCGGAAAAGTCACTGCTTCATGCATTCACTCGGCCATGAAAATGGTGGAGAAGGGCTCCAAGAAGCGTGGTGACAAGCGCTGGGAGTCCTCTTCGAAGCGCAAGGAATACATATCCGAGCTCGCATGGGGAATGATCACGCACATCCCTGTAGAGCATTTCGTTAGCCGGGCGATGGACCTCGGCAAAGCCTACGAGCGTATGGCGCGCGCCGAGTACAGTTTTCGTTTTGCGCAGGATGAAGAGGTCAAGCGGACCGGGTTTGTGCTGCATCCGACGCTGAATTACCTGGGCGCATCCCCGGACGGGCTCCTTGAGAACGGCGGGGTAGAACTAAAGGTTCCCCAGATGCCGCGCCACAAGATGCTGATGGAAACCGGCGAAATCCCGGAAGAGTGGGTTATGCAGTGCTACTGCAACATGCTCTGCTGCGAAAAAGAGTGGTGGGACTTTGCCAGCTTCATGCCAGCCGATGAGCAATTCGGGCAAGAGGCTTTGGCGATGCCCAATGAGTTTCGGATGTTCCGCAAGCGCTTCTTCCGCAATGACGCCATTTTTGAGCAGATGGAAGAGGGTGCCACGTCGGCAATGGAAGAGGCTGCCGAAAAAGTGAAGCAGCTCAGGGCCATGTACCCGGAAAAAGGCGCGCCCAAATCGAAGTTCAGGGCAGAGATTGAGAGCGCAGTTTTAGCCTCCGAGATGAGCGAGTCAGAGGCCTATGAGAGCGCGATGGAAGCTATTGATGCGAAAGAGATGGTGCCCTAGTGAGCAAGGAAATCAGACTCAAGCAGCACTATTTGCGGGAGCAGAACAAGTGTTACGGAATTCTCTTTATGCGCGTTCCTGAAGATCAGTGGCCACACACAGAACCCATGCCCACCGAGGTATGGCGCAACTCTCAGTTTCTAGTACAAGTGTTTCCCCATAAAGATGGCGCGGCCAGAATGAGCGTTAACCGAACAATGATTGGCGAGGATGGCCGGTGGCGCGACGGGATTTCGTGGGAAGAATTGCAATCCATCAAGAACCAAATCGGCTATTCGGCATGCTGGGCAGTAGAGATATTCCCGCCAAGCTTTGAGGTGGTGAATGTCGCCAACATGCGCCATCTCTGGCTACTTCGTGAGGCGCCTGCATTTGCTTGGGAGAAACGGGAGGCGGTTGCATGAAGAACTCCTGCCCTCTGCCCCCCTACTCCTCCTTACCGAAGCGCTCTAAGCCCATCAGGGCACGCAAGAAGGCGCAAGTACGCATCGGCAAAGTGTCGGGCAAGATTCGCTTGTCAGGGCAGGCGCTAGAGGATTTGCGCAATGAAGTGTACGAACGGGATCAAGGCCGCTGTCAGTGGGCGGGGTGCGGGAAACTGCTGCCTCTTTACGGGTCGGTATTTACGAGAGCACATCTTGCGCACATCGTCAGCCGGGGCGCTGGAGGATCGGACACGGCTGCCAACACACGGATTCTCTGCCCACCGCACCATCTTGTGGACGAGCACACGAAAGGATTGGAGGGATAGATGGCAGCACACGCGTTTTCATTCGATATGCGAGAGATGCGCTGCGGAAAATGTGGCATCGTCTTCTGGGCTCCTGAGTTTTACATGGAGCAGCGCGAGAAAGATCAGCAGAATTGGTATTGCCCTAATGGTCATTCCCGCGTATTTCGTGAAAGCACCGCTGATAAATTGCGCAAAGAACTTGAAGCAGAACAGCAGCGCAGCCGGATGGAGCGTTCAATGCGGATCGACGCTGAGAATGCAGAGGCCCGAATCGAACGCGAACTAAAGCGGACCAAGAAGCGCGTCAATGCTGGTGTCTGCCCTCACTGTAACCGCACATTTCAGCAGCTTGCGCGCCACATGCAATGCAAACACGCGGAAACAATCGCTCAGTAGTTCCACGCAGGATTCACCAGCAAGCGGGGTCAGGGGTGCGCAAGCGATTAGAAGGCCAGGGCGCGTTCGATTGGGATGCGCCCGAGGAAACGGTGCCGGAAGCCGCAGAGTCCCCGCCTTGGTGCCCTGTATGCAAGGGGCCGCATGTTTTGGAGCTCACGGCGAATGAATTGAGATGGCTGATTGCCGAGGCAGAAACGCCGGAAAGGAAAGAGCGATGGCAAACAAAATTACAGAAGCTCACTTGAGAAGGATTTTTGCCATGGCCATAAAAAGCGGCGGTACGCTTTCAAATCCTATACTTTTCGAGGAAACGATTCGAGCACTAGATAAGCTGATCGTTCCTGAAAAGCCGAAACTTGATTCTACGCATGACTGTGTTGTGGTTTGGAATCCGGGGTGGCCGAAATGAGGATTGCGGGGGTGCCAAATCAAAGCCGCCGAGCACTGAGATGGAACCACGAGGGAATACACCCCCGCAAAATCATTCTTGCGCATTTGGACGCTTTATGCAATAGTCGAGTTGCCGAGTGCTTTGAAGATGGTTCAGCCTCTCGAAAAATCGACAGCCTTGATCCCTCCGCATTACTGCGCCCGACTCGTGTATCCGATCAACGAGGATTGAGCCTCGGAGATGATCCGGCAGCCCTGTGCGCGGTGCGCGTGGTCCTGGTCGTTAGGGCACTGACTTCTGCGGGAGCCAGCGTAAGTGGACCTTGCACCCAAACGCGACGGATGACGGCGTTTGCATTGGAATTGCTGCCCTGCTTTTCCTTTGCTCGGGAATCAAGCGTAGCTGTTTAAGTACAAAAGAAAAAGCAAGAAAATAGGGGAAAGTGTATTCGGGAAACGAGCGAAGCGAGCCCCCAGTGAGGATTTAGCTTTTTATGCCTAATAGCAGCAGGCGAGTGGTGCTGACAAAGGAAGATAAAGAACGCATCTTGGCCGGGCAGGCTCCCGCTTCCTATGGTGCGTCAGGTCGCCCTCAGATTTCGGCAGATTCTGTGACGATGCAGTTGTGCGCCGATCAGGAATGGAAGTGTTTTTGGTGCGGCGAAAAGATGGATAACGATCCAGACTCTTTGCGTTTTCGCACAAAGGACCACGTTATTCCGATTGCGACAAGTAAGCATGGCATCAAGAAGCTGGCTAATATTCGGGCTGTGTGCTGGGAGTGTAATCAGACTCGCGGACAACACCAGAGCCAGGTGGAGTACCGGAAACATGTTAAACAGCTCGAGGAACAATTGCGGCTGCACCAGATTGCGCTCGGAAGGCACAAAGTGACAATGGCCGGGCGCTGTTATTACTGCAAACTGCGCTTTCATGTCAAAGAGTTCTTTCACAAAATGAGGATGCTTTAATGCGCCTGCCGATGATCGAACCCGAAGAGTGGCGCTCTGTGGGTGAGGATTTGGCGGGATTGCTGTTGTGGTTGCTGATTCTGGCAGAGATGTGGAAATGGGTGAGGGGATGAAACCGGCAACGGAGAAGTTGCGGAGGGTTTAATGATCATCGAGATTGAAGCAGGGGTTGAATTGAAAGCGTGCCCGTTTTGCGGAGGCGATGCAGTTCTGCGCACAGAAAACAAGCCGAAATTCAAATACACCGATCCAGATGAGCCGCTCCTTTTTTGGGTTAAATGCACCAACGCTCGGTGTGCCGTGAGCCCTCAATCGAAAGACAAGCAAGACGCTGCCATAGAGACTTGGAATCGTCGGGCATGACGCTGTTGCATGTGTGGGGGTGGCGATGAGCGCTTGTGAATGCGGTGATCCTCGGAAACATAGCGACCATTGCGGGTGCTGTGGCAGACCGATTCCCTATGGCGAGTGGTGCTTGGATTGCGCGAAGCATCTGCTGCCGGAAAAACGCGGATTGGCCCCATGGGACCGCACTTATTTTGCGCAATTCAAAGCCGATTGCCCGTTCGAGGAAAGCTATGAGTGAGACGCAGATTCAGCGACAGATTCTCGATTACTTGGCAGCGAGACATATCTTGGCTTTTAGGCAGAACACGGGTGCGGTTGCCAGCGAGTACAAGGGCAAGAAACGGTTTATGAGATTCGGGACGCCGGGTATGGCTGACGTACTGGCGTTTCCGCAGATTAGTTCCTGGGTATATGCACTCGGAAAGCAATTGATCTATGAGCCAAAGAAGGCCCCTGAAATAGCCAATGCCTGCATACAGGTCGATTCAACGGTACCGCTCTGGCTTGAAGTGAAGGCCGAGAAGGGCAAGCAATCGGAACTCCAGAAATCGTTCCAGGCACAGGTGGAGAGCCACGGCCACCGCTATGCCGTAGTTCGCTCAATCGAGGATGTGGAGGCGTTGCTCAAGTGAACGCAGCCAGCACAATGACGTGGAGAGCGCGCAACCCGGAAATGGCGCGCCTTAGTGACTGGATACATAACGGCAGTCCTGATCCTTCCTGCCACATGACAACGGCATTTGCAGAGCATCTCGGCTTCCATGAGAAAACGATTCGGCTGGTGGGAACTCTTCAACTCTGCCTCTGCAAATCAGACGAGGCACGCAGAATACTTTTACGGTCGGTAAGCCACTGACCACGCAAACAAGGGGGAGGACAACCGGCGACGGAGGGGTCGCAAATGGAGAGCGAAAATGGAAGAAACTGATTTTGGTTGGGCATTGAGAATCGCCAAGCGTGGCGGAAAATTTGAACGATCTGGATGGAACGGCAAAGGCATGTACGTAGCTATGCAGGTTCCCGACGCTAATAGCAAAATGGGAAGGCCGTACCTCTACATCAAATCTGTGGACGGTTTATTGGTGCCCTGGGCTCCATCGCAAACCGATATCCTCGCCAATGATTACGTCGAGGTTGACTAATGGAATGGCGCTGCTTTCATTGCAATTTTGTGACCAGTGATAAGGAGGCAGCGCTAGCCCACTTTGGTGATCCAGACGAACTCGAACCCGTCTGTTGTGATTGGGAACGGATGTCGAAAAAAGAGCGGCTTGGCGAGTTCCAAGCACTTATTCAGGAACTCAATGGCGAGCGCGAAGAAAACGGAAGATTGCTGGACCGCATTCGCGAACTTGAGCGCCGAGCCTGAGCCAGAACTGGAGGGATGATGGAAGCGGAAGCTAATCAATACACGGTAGTTCCTGTTGGCGAAGGTTCATCGGTGGCAAGGCCCGGAACATGCACAACAAGAAGCGGCGCAAGGTCGTGTCTCGCGTGAACAAAGGTATCAGACACCTGCATGAGCTCATCCCTGAAGCGTATAAATCGCTCGGATCGATAGAAGGCACGCTTGAAGCAATTTCTATCCACAATAAGAATCCCAAGAAGCAAAGAACAATGTTTGTGGTTTATGAATCTCTCTTTGGGAAAGCCGTCTCTTGTCGATATGGCGGGTTGGATATTTTGGAAAAGATAAAAGCATCGCTTGGACGGCGAGTACGCGTTCGCGGCTTAATATCTCGGAATTTGCGCTCTGAGCCTAGACAAGTAATGCTCTATCGGGCTGAGGATTTGGAAATATTCGGGGAAGACCTGAAGGTTCTGCCATTCAGATCACTCGGCGGATCGGATCCGGATTTTACAGGAGACCTGTCAACGGAAGAGTTCATCAGGAGGATTAGGGGTTGACTCTCTATCGTAGGCCCTATCTGGAATCTTCAGCCGAATCCGAACTCCAGACCCTCCGTGCGACCCTCGGCCAGAAGGATGAGGAGATTGCGCGGCTGCGCGACAAGAGTAAGGTTCTCAATCGCCGTATCGGTGCGCTAGAAAAGTGTGTAACTACGCAATCTGAAAAGCACACTTGGTACGGGTACTACAAAGTTTGCGCTAAATTCTGGGGTGAGGCAGAGGAAAAATTAAAGCGCGCACTCACCACCCTCGGCCAGATATCCCTCTGGATCCAGGACTTTGAAGCGAAGGTCAGCGATGAGGAGTGGAGGGCTATCCCGAAACTGATGGCAGGCACGCACAGGCATAACTACAGTTCGCGCGACGAAGTAGACGCACTTCTGGCCTCTCGCATTCAGCAGCTACGGGAACGCATGGCCAGCTTGCAGGGAGCGAAGGAGACGGAAAAGTGAGATTAGCAGTTCTAGCGATGTCGTTCTTTTTGGCAGCATGCAGCGCCCAGGCGCCTAAATCTACCCACCCGAAACAAACGGCGCAATCGAAGCCTGAATGCCAATCTGGCGATTCCACCTCATTTGAATCGCCGGTTAAAACTTGTAAGGACGGCAAATGGGTTGTAGACGAAGCTGCCACGAAAGCTAGGGAAGCCGAGCTTGCCGAAGATGAAGCCAAGTGGGCGGCTAAAGTTAAACACCAAAAAGAGCTATGGATAGCAATTAGGACAAGAGTTATTACTGACGCAGAAATGAAAGAAGTACTGGAGTTGGGGCCAGACATCATACCTTACGCAGAGGGCGGAGGTTCAATAGACTGGTGTCCCGGCGTCTCCACGTGTTCCCTCCCTAGCAATTACAAAGAAATTGAACAGGCACGTAGCCGCGATGCTGAAATCATCTTTAACAATGTCCTGCTTAACCAATTCAAGATGCGGACTTTGGCTAAACCAGCGGGTCAACCATGAACGACGAACTACTGGCACGCACCCGCTGCATCCTGAAGCACCTGGACGATGCTGAACGCGACGGCTTGGCGAACTCGTTCAACTACATCCAGCAGGCACGCGAGGACGCGAGAGCCATTGAGGATTTGGTTATTGATGGGCGCACAGATAAGCCAGTTCACTTGTAAGGAGAACGATGGAACAGTTGATTTTGCATTTGATTGGCGACTATGTGACGCAGAGCGATTGGATGGCGGTAAACAAGACAAAGCGCTTCCTACCTGCGTGGACTCACGCCTGTTTCTACGCGACGCCCTTCATTTTCTTGTGTCGGGACAATTGGGCGTTTTGGACGATTCTTGTAACCCATTTCTTCATCGACCGCTATCGGCTAGCTCGGTATGTCGTATGGGCGAAAAACTGGATTGGCCCCGGCAATCGTCCGTGGAGTGAATGCACAGCGACAGGATACCCACCGGGGCGACCTGACTGGCTCTGTGTGTGGCTACTCATAATTGCCGATAACACGATGCACCTTGCGATCAACTACGGAGCGATCAAATGGCTATGATCGACGGGCGCACAGACAAAGCGGTTCACTTGGACTAGGACTGGAACAGGGCAGCTTCAGCTTGGCGCCGGCGAGTGAGTCCAGGGACTTGTTTGCCGCCAGCATGGTCCCATTTCAGGATTTGCGTAGGCACCTGATCCCACCCATGCGCCAGCATCGTCTCCAGGCTCCCCACCCCGAGGTTGAAGGCAAACGAGCACAGCGCATTCCATTGGTTCTGGTTGCATGAGCGTGGAACTAGCCGCTGCAATGCTGCTTCAGGAGCCTCCAGGTCGCTCCACAGCAGCGTTTCTGCCTGATTGAGGGTTATCCCTGCCGAGAAGTCTTCTGAAGGCTCTACGAGGTGCCCAATGCCAATGGTCGGGTGCCCTGCCACATCCTTGTAGACGTTCGCGGAGAATCCTTCGAAGCCTTTGATGAAATCGAGGCCGGCTTGATCGATGGTCATTTGGGAACCGCCGTCTGGAGATATTGCTTCCCGATGAAGATGGGCGCAAGGTGCAGAATATCCGGCGTCACCCTGAAATCGTAAGCCGAAAGGACATTCAGCACTTCGAGCGATCCTGCTTCCATCACGTCAAAAACATATTGCGAACAGATCAGCCGGCCTTTCTTGGTGATGTTGCGATGGAAGAGTAGTCCGGTGATGTCGGCGTAGTTGTACGCGCTGCCGATTTGAGCCTTCGCGTAGTACAGCGCACGGTTGTAGGCATCCTCGCCCATCGGGATTGCGTACCTGCGCTCGAAGGTGGGCTTCATGTAATTGGCGGGACGGATCTGAACGCCTGTGCCTGCATGAGCGCCCAGGAATGTGCCATCGGGCAGCTCGATCTCGACATGCGAGAACTCGCTGAACGTCACACCCCGAATAGCCCATGACACGAAACCGGCTTCGGTAACGAATCTGATCTTTAAATCAGGCAATGGGCGTCACCGGGGTGAGAAGCGCCGGGTTATATCCCGTCTGCGCTTGCAAATAAGCCGCTGTGCCGCTCTGCGCTGCCGTGATGTAGTTGTCGATCAGGGTCAATGTTGCCTGTGGCAGTCCTGGCTGCTGTTTGGCGATTGTCAGCGCGCCGATGATCGTTCCGTAGATGATCATGATTTCGTTCTGCGGCGTCTGGTGGGTGCCGATCGATGCAATAAGAGGGTTGAAGGCGTTCTCAAGGCCGGTGATGAGCGGCTGGAAGGCAGCACCGCCTGGGACAAGGATGCTGACAATAGTGTTCCCTGCTAATTCGATGACGGGCAAAAGAGCCTGCCAGTTAAAGCCGGTGGTCGGGGTTGGTGTCGTGCTCATGGTTTCGCTCCCGGCAGCGGTAGCGCCGCCTGCTGGCTCTGGACTGTGTTTACGGCTGTCTGAGCCTGTGCCTGGGTCGCTGTTCCCGCGTGGTAGGCCAGATACACGTTCTGGGCGGCATTCAGGTTCACTCCGAATGTGTTGAACTGAGCCTTGAGTTCCGGCGTCATGCCCATTTGGTTTGCTTCCACCTGCTGCTGAATCGACGTGTAGAAGGCGTGCGCTCCGGCCAGAATCTCCCCCATCTGTTGATCGGCTGCGTTGTTGTAGCCGGGGGCGAGTTGGGCTGGAGTTGTCGGGTTTGAGGTCTTGCACCCCACCATCCAGCCAAGAGCCAGAAACAAAGTTCCCAAGGCTGTCAGTTTTGCTAATCGCTTCATTAAAGATGCTCCTGTGGTGCGGGTGGAACGGGAACTGGCAGCGGAGGGATTGGCGCGGCAGCCGTGTTCCCGGTGGTTTGCTGTGTGGTGGTGGGGTGTCCGTCGGTTACCTGGGAACGAGTCGAAGCCAGAACTTGCCCGGTCAGCAGTCCGATTCCGGCTCCTACGATGCCTGCAGCCGTGTTCCCGTCGAGGCCATAGCGCTTGGAAATGATGGAGTAAACGCAGCCAAGACAGATAACGACCACAGCCAGAATAGGGCTGCTCATGGAGTTCAGTGCGGTAATGAAGCCGGTCAGCGTGAACCCGCTGCGGATGACCATGAAAGCGATAAGGATCAAGATCAGGGTTGCATAGCCGAGAATCCAGACGTACTGGGGGACTGCGCTCATGCCTTTGCCTTTGGGCGCGGCCAGATAATCAGGCGCGCAAGGCACTGCAATTCATGCCAGCTAAGAATCTTGATGGCGTCGCTGTTGAGGGCTTGATTTACCGCGATCGTGTGGAACTCTGAAAAGTCATTTTTCATTGTTTCTTCTCCGTGACAATCATTGCGACCACAAAGAGGAAGCCAGCTATCAAGGCTTTCATTCGGCACCTTCAGGAATAAGTTTGCCATCATGTTACACCGATTCAATGGCCGTTGCCGCGATTTCTTTCCTGCTCTATACCCGCCGCATTACCCTCAGCCGCCCCTAAGTCGTGCGCCACTTCCACCCGCTTGTCGAGGATGCTATTCATCGCGTGTTTGACTTCGCCGACTTCTTTCTTGACTCGCACGACCATGAGCGCAACATAAGCACTGATGCCGGACGGCACGATGATTTCAACAGCGTGGATGGCCGCTACGGTTACGGCTTCGCTCATTGCGCTCCAGGGTGTCCCTGCGTATCCTTGAACCGCTTCGGAACCTTCTTCTGGTGCTCTTGCGCGGCCTTGTCGATTTCGTCATCGGTTTCTATCGCAGGCGTTGGAGGAGGGTTCTGCGGCGGGAACGGAGAAGGATTGTTTGGGTCAGGGTTCGTAGGCGGATTGGGCTTGGTCGGGGTGCTCCCCATAAGTCACCTCAATGCTCATGAACTGTGGATTCTTGGTTAGTAGCGTACACCGAATTGGGAATCTCGGAATGGAATATCTTGCTTGGGTCGTTCTCTACGTGATTGGCTGCTCTGACCGCTAAATACAACATACAGGCTGTACAGACCAGCCCAAAAAAAGCTATTACCAAATTCCACAAGTCGCTGCGAACCTTGATGGTTTCCAGTCTGTCGCTGTTTTCCTTATGCCGTTGAGCCGCAACCCGTTCCCGCTCTGCTTCGATGGTGTCCGATCGCGTGACAAATGCTTCCATGCGTCTATGAAACTCCGGGGAATCCTCTTCGGCCCATCGTTCAACTTTGATGACGCGCTGGTTTAGCGCGCGGAGGTCGCTGCGGACTTCGGCGATGTCCCTACCCCAATCATCCGGCACCGCTCCCTCCAAGGCCCTCAATCCAGATTGCGGCATCCTGAATGGATTTCGGCCATTACTGCCGCGCCGCTTGTCGCTATCCCTACTGCCCCTTTACCGCGACATTTTGCACAGGGGCGCCATCGAAAGGGATGCTTCCGGTACCGCACGCAGGCGGTGACATCGGTTGCGAAGGCTGCACGACAAAGATGGCGTAAGTGTACGTCGCCCCGCCAGACACCGTGTTGTCGGAATAGCTGCCCACCTGTGGCGAGGTTGTCGCGACAAAGGTCCACCCCGGACTCCCCACCGTACACGCAGCGGTCCCTGTGGTGCGGTAGACCTGAAACGTACAGGGCGCGGTAGACGTGCAATTCGCGGGCGCTGTCCAGCTCACCATTGCGGAGTGAGAAGGGCCGGGGAGAGCAACTGTGGAAGCCTGCGCATTCCCTGCAACCGATGCGATCAGGGCCAGAAGCCCGGTAACGAACAGGACGTAGGCGATTTTGATTCTCATTGAATAACGACCTTTCCTTGCGCATTCACTAAGCCCTGCACAGTCACATTGGTAACCGGCGGCGCTGAAACCGTATAGACCAATTCCGCAGTAGAACTTAGGGTGAGCGTACCACCTGTTGAGGAGATAGTCCCGTTGATATTCTGCTGCGTGTTGAAGGCGGTTGAGGTGGTGCAGGTTGCGGGGTCCTGTACGGCGCACCAGACGATTGCGGCTGAGCCGAGAGAAGCCAGAGTCACCGGACACGTCCACATGGTGCCGCCTGTGATCGATGATGTGGTGCAGGTGCCGACTGCGGTTGTCGAGTTCTGCCAGGTGATCGACTGGCTGGTTGCCGTGTTGAAGGGCGAAACGCCGTAGCAGCCCCAATTTGCCGTGAAGCTCGGGCACGGAGTTCCAGCCGACGTGTCGTTGCCGAGGTAGAGCATCAGGTTATAGGCACGCTGCGCTGCGGCTAGGGGAATCAGTTCGGAGATGTACGCAACCCCAAACGTGTTATCGCCGTTGAGATTCAGAATCTTGTTGTAGCCGCCCTCGGTGATGAAGACAGGCCAGTTACCCGACCATGAAGCGTTTCCGGCTTGTAGAAGCGCTACGCTTTTGAGTTGCGCTACCTGAGTTGCCGGTGGAACGTAGCAGGAGTTATTGGGCGTGTTGCCGCTGGTGCAAGCAGCGTCCGAATAGCTGACGTTCGATGTCGGCGGGGGGACAGGAATCACATTGTCTCTGCCTGGGTACATATGGATCGAGATGCCTTGGTAATAGCCTGCGTAATTGGCAGGAATGAGTGAAAGAATGTCAGCCGCATAAACGTCGTACTGGGGATTGCTGGTTCCGTTTGAACCCACGACTGAAGAGAACGACCCGACCAGCATCTTTGTTTGCGACGTACACCACTGCGCCTTGACCCACGCCATATCATCCATCGTTTGCACGAGAGAGGCTGGCGTTCCACTGAATCCGACGCTGGAACTCGATCCTGAATAGGTGTTCGATTCGTTCGATGCTTCAAGCGTATCCAGATTTGGGCAACTGACCGGAGAACTCGGTACTGTGCTCAGCCCAGTGACGTGCATGAAGAACTTGATGTCTGACGTAACCCAGAGACAATCTTTGATGGTACCGAGAACCATGCCCCCCACAGTCCCACAGGCGGTAGGCGTGTTCCAGTCAGAAGATGGACCATCCGTGTTCGCTGCCAAACCAGTCATCCATGTAGGCCGAGCCTGCGCAGTAAAAGTGACTTTGGACCCATTAGCATTCGCCGCCGCTACCCATGCGTCGTAATTGGTGAAGACTCCTGCGCTTCCGCTGGTAGGGAAGATGTCAGACCACCGCACGCCACTTGAAGGGAGCATGCGGTCATCCAAGGGCGTTGGGGTGACTGTCTGCGAACTGGCATTGCGCATCAACGACACACGGATAGTGGGGGCGGTGATGGTGTACGAGGTGTTGCCCGGGGGGGAATTTAGGTAGCCAGCCGCCGCAGCAATCGCCTTCACGGTCTGCGTCGGGTAGATGAGCAGCGGGACGTGATACTGGGAGCTTGAAGTCGTCGGGGCTGATCCGTCCGTGGTGTAGTAGATGATCGAGGCAGGCGTTGAATCCGAGATAGTGAGGTACTGGGGAGCCGTTCCAGATTGCACAGAGAAGGTCGGCGTGGCTGCGGTGGGCGTTCCTGTAGCGAACGAAAAGACGTTAATCGATCCAGCGCCGAGAGAATACGTCACGCCCGTAAGAGACGCAGGCGAAGGCGCAACTACCGGCGCCGCGGTACCGTGATTGTTGATGTTCGTCAGCGCGTTGTTGTCTGTGACGAGGTTCGTAGGCCCGCCCATGCTGGTGGCCGTCACGGTGCCTGTGGGGGAGTTGCCTGTGATGGTGATAGATTCGGAGGCGCTCCTGTTGTTGTTGAAGGCGATGACGTTGAAGTTCCCAGCCCCGTCTGTCAGGCAGAAGGTATTTACATAAGGGACTGCAGCATTGGCCGGCACCTGCCCGCCCTGACCGCCAGGATAGTTCAAGGTTGGTGTTCCCGTTTGAGGACAGGAAACCAAGTTGGGAGTCGCGTTAATCGCCTGGTTGATCATCTGCTGGCAGTAGTATTTGGGGCGAAAGACATCGGTCCACGACCCGAGCTGCCCCGGTCCCGCTGCCAGATATTGCGTATCCTGCCATGAGGACTGAACTCGGCCTGCTACCGTTACGTTATATGGCTGATCCACAAAAGCGAAGTTGTTGATTGGGCCATAGATTCCGGCATCGCGAATCATGCCCAGTTCAAATTCGCAGATGTTCAGACCCGTTCCGACCGAGGCTGTGTCGTTATTGACCTGTGCCTGGGTTGGTGAAGCAGAGCCGGAGGTCGGGCTATAACTCACCTCGTAAATCATCGTGTTGATGCCGAAGGTCGAATGAATATAAGACTGCGCATTCTTCATATTCTGCCAGCCTACGATCGAGGTCGAAGACGTGTTATAGCCCTCAACCATTTCATCCGTGTAGACATCGGTTGTCGAGTTGTACTCGTTGAAGATGTAGGGCGCGTGCTCGATGTAGGTTGGGCAATTTGCATTGGCCGCCGTGCATCCCATCGTGGTCAGAACTTCGTAATCCCAGCCGAAGTTTGAATCAGATTGCGGATGGATCGCCTGCCCGTTCACTGAAGTCAGATCAATAGTCGCACTGTATCCGGGGTCGGATTTGAACGCAGCCAGTGCTGATTTTGTCCACACTCCATAAGCGATGCCGTTCCCTGAATCAATCGATCCGGCCGCTCCGGTGTTCCAAGGCTCGTTGCCGAATTCAGTGACGATGGCATGGGTTGCAGAGAAAAGGGAATTCCAAGTGGCCGACTGCGCTTGGCTGCAGCGAATCGCTCCTCCGGTGGTTCCGCACGTCCCGCCGAGATACTCAGCCCAGATAGCGGCGTCGGAAGCAGTCGTGTTCTTGCCGATGGAGATGACAGCCGTGCCGCCGAGAAATTGCGCCAGCGATAGACATGCACCATAGGGCAGAGCAGCCGTAAAGTTGGTCGAGTTCAACGGAGAACTGTTGGTTGCGAAGATCCCGCCGCCGATATTCAGGGTAGCGCTCAAAACGTCAGAAGCCCAGTTCGCCGGGTCCATACAGCGGACAACTTTATCGCCTTGGTTCTGGAGAGAACGAACGTAGTCATCGCGGAAGGGAGTCGTGTTTCCAGCCAAGGTAGACCCTTCAATCACCGTCATGTCGGCGAAGCGGCAATCACCGGTGGAGCAACCGATGTTATATGTCAGTTGATCGTTCTGGCCGCCGTTCTCTGTGCCTGTCCAGTTAATGCTGCGCTGCGCCCACGTACCGGTTGGAGTTGTGGTTCCAGAAGCAAGCGTCGTCGTGCCCCTCTTGACACTCCACGTCGCCGCACAAGGGCCACTCGCGCACCAATCATCGAACTTTGTTGTGTAGGTTCCGTTTACATTGAGTGCGTTGACCTGCGTCGTGGTGACGGTGTTCTGTGCTTGAGGAGTTAACTGATCCAGAAAGTATTGAACCTGCTCTCCAGCAGTCAATTGCAGCGTGTGAGTCTTATTCGCAGAGTGCGGGTCAAGATTTACCGTATCCCACGAAGCCGACCCAGTGCCGGAGATATGCGGCAGGATTGCATTGACCGGTGCGACTGAATTAGGGCATTGCGTATAGCCCCGGCAGGAAGTCAGCATCACGTCCTGAACGGTTGTGTTCCCGCCGGTGACCGGGGTGAAGCTGAATGCTGGTGACGGAGTGAAGTTCGCGCCGCTGCCGCCGTTGTTGGCCGTCTGCGCTGTGATGGTGCCGGAACTGATCGAGCCGCCGCTCTGCGAGAGCAGGTTGTAGGAAGCCCCGTTCCAGAAGTTCGCCGGATAAGCGCCGATAAAGTTCGCCGCATTGAAAAAGTTGGTCGGGCTGAGCGTTCCTCCGGTGTTTGCATACCACGAAGTCTGATACTCGACGGCATTCAGATAGCCAAAATTACAGTAGTTCAAGTCCTTGAGAATCTGCCGCGTGCTGTAGCAGCCGATTCCACCAATGACCGTGCCAATAGGCAAGACTCCGTTATGAATCGGAGTGGTCGTTACGTTGACCGTCGTCTGCGCAAAGGCAGGGATTGTCAGGGCGAACAGTAAGAGGACTTGCTTCATCTAGTAGGGCCACGCGATTACCGAATAGGCAGACTCAACTGCATGAGAGCCGTATAACATTGCCGCCGTCCCTCCCGGTAGAGCATAGGGAACGATCTGAACTTCACATCCCTGATCCGCATTAGTGCCTTGGCTGGCTGATGAGAGTGCGACAATCGTTCCGAATCCTCCGGCAAGAATGCCCGGCTGCAAGGTGTCTGCTCCTGAATCAATCGCTCCACAGAAAATATCGATGGTCCTTGCCGTTGTTGTGAAGGTGAAGCTGACCGTGTTTTGGAGGTGTCCGACCACCGTGGAGTTACTGGTTGTCGTGCTGCCGTTGTTGGTGTTGGGCGATGTACCGGTTATCCCTGAGATCGGGAACGCGATGCAGGACAGCCCACCTCCAGATGATCCTTGCGTGCAGGTAAAGGTCGTCGATCCAGTCGCGGTGGCGATGGCGTAGGACATTCGGATGCCTGTGCCCACTCCACCGATGTTCTGGGCTGTGATTGGGGTGAAGGTGTCACTCGCTGAATCTGTGGACACACAGGTTGACCCCACTCCGAAGCGGCAACTGACAATGAGGAGTTGACCTGCCGTCACCGAAATTGCTGGAGTCGTCACCGCCGTTCCGGTGGTTTCCGCTACAAAAGTGTAAGGCGAAACAATCGGAATACTACTGCCGCCTCCGCACCCCGTGCAGCTAGAAACCGTGATCGCCGGGGATCCAGTAAGCCCACCCGACGTTCCTGTGGTATTCGCTGCGTTGTTGGGAATGTCGGCTGAGACGAGCGCGCGGAAAGTGGGTCCCGCTGCGCTGCCTGATGCTGGTCCTGCGAACAGGGTGTTGGCGGTTTGGGTTGAGAGAGTAAAAGAAAGTGCTGGAGTTGTCGTTGCAGTCGCTACCGAGGTCGTAAAAATGGGCGATAGTGTTCCGGCGCTGAAGCTGGTTACTGTTCCTCCAACTCCGCCGCCGAACGCAGTCCATGTGTTTGGCGCAGAACAGTAGTAGGGCGATCCACTTGTTCCGCTAATGAGTCCGTAGACCTGCATGGCACTGCAGGCGGTAGGCAGAGAATTGCCCTGATTGAACTGTGTTGCCGCAACCTGGGGAGGGTTGTACTGCGCCGCGACAGTCAGCGGTATAAACGCCCAGACTGTCAGCGCGGCAAGAAAGAGTACTTTTAGGCTTAATCTCATGGTATCGCCCTCACGTTGTATGTTGTGGCTGTTGGCGTCCCTGCAACCAAAGCACAGACTTTGACCGTCACTGTATTTGCAGCGCTCATGTATCCGTACCAGTCGTAATTCTGCGCCGTAGAACCATTCGGATCTGAAACTGGGGTGACTTGAATCACCATCGCGCTCGATATCCCAGTGATGGTTGCAGTACCAGTCGCACAAGCGTTAACCAGCAACGCGCCGCCGCCAATGCTACTAGTTGTCCCAGAAAGCGTAACGGCTCCGGTTGCCGTGACATTGCCGCTCGCGTCTGCTTGAAGATACCGGTTTCCAGTTCCAGCGAGGGATGCAAAGCTAAAAACCCCACTGGCTTGCAATACAAAGAGCGGGTTAAACCCTGCCCCACTCGTAGCTGTCGAGGTCGCAAGCGAAAAGCTATGCGAGCTATCCCATATGAATCCGGGGTTCCCGGCACTGCTGGCTGTAAGGAATGCCCATGTGCCTGATCCGCTTTGGACCCCCATGTTGGCGGCACCCGAGGCTTGGAAATTCGTGATCGCCCACGGTGCGCTCGGTTCGGTAGTGAAGGAAGTCCCCTGTACTGCTCCGCCCGGACAGCCAATGCTGTTATTCGGAAAATCCAGATTGAAGAGGCAAACGCCGGTTGCTCCAACAGTACTGACTGGACCCGATGATCCAGGAACGTGGTAATTGATCGTTCCGCGCAACAAGTTATTCGGGTCATTCACTCCATGGCTAGTAGCCGATTCTATGTCCGCGTTTTGAATGTTAACGGTGGTCGGCTGAGACGAAGACGGACCGACTATTTGATTTGTACAACTCTGCGCCCATAGGTAACCCACGTTGACAGAGTTGGTAGTTCCACCGAGGCCATTAGCACCTACATCGAATACATAGCAATTGAATTCGTTTGCGGCATAAAGTGAGTGACTCACTGAATGTTCACCGAATATGATGCCGGTTCCATAGCCGATGGTAGTTACATCATCCAGTTGGACGAAGGCACTGTTTAGAGTGTACGGCTCGGTTAAGGCTACACCAACAGCGCTCGATGGCGTAGAAATGGTAAGTCCAGCGTCAAACCAAACGTGATTGAGACGCAAGCCTGCGATGTAGCCCGCATTCAGCATGTTGATAGTCGGATTCAGGTAAGAGCGCAGCGTCACATTTTCCATCGTCAGATAGACATTAGTGAAGATACCGAACGGACCACCCGCATCATGTGTACCACCGATGAGGTTTCCTGAAGTGCCTGCGGTCTGAATGATTGCGCCTTGCGTAATTCCGGTCTGCGTGGGCTGAGTAAATCCCTTGATGCCGATGCTTACCGGGACAGGCGAGGAGAGTCCATACTCAATCGACGGGACCAGCAGTTTGCCGTTCGCGTTGGCATGGCCGGTGTCTTGAAGAGGACCATTGACGAGATAGATTCCATCGTTGACCCAGATATTTCCGCCCGCCACGTTGGTGCCGAAGTAATTGAGCGCGGACTGAAATGCCGCTGTTTCGTCATGCTGCACAACATTGCTCGATGAAACAGTTGTGCTCGTCGCCGGGGTGACCGTCATGGTCGTGCCGGTGCAGGAAACGACTGCGCCGATGTACGCCGCGCCTGCCGCGCCTGCCCCCGCGATGTAGACACCCTGATTCGCGCTGCTGAAAGTCGAGCACGATGCTACTGATCCTGATGTGCCAGCGGTCCACGTTCCGGAAACGGTTGTTGTTGTCGCCCCGCTGCCTGAAGCGTTGTAGGTTGAATCGGTAACGCAAAGCTGATTGCCGACAGAAGTTGTGCAGTAGCCGGGATTGATGCTTCCACTCCCACCCGGACACACGCCATTAGTTGCGGTGCAGATTCTTCCCGCTGCCGCGCCTGCTTCGCTCAACACGCCTTGGCCGGAAGAGTTCGCACCCACCACGGCTGTCGTGCTGCTGCCGGGTACCAGTGGAGTGGCGTTGTAAGTGAATGCAATCTGGCTGGCTCCTGTGCCGCTGATGCTGAGGGGGAGCGCAAATACAAATTGCGTGCCATTGTCAGTCAGGTTGCCATCGCAGGTTGCTGTCGTGCCTGTAACTGCGGCGTAGAAAAAGGCGTATTGCGTTGAGCAGTTGGATACGGTACCGCTGCCGGTCCCACCTGTGTATTGCGGAATATTCAGAACGCCAGCGGTCACGGTTGCCGGACCGCTGCTGCCTATGGTGGTCAGAGAGGTAATAAAAGGCTTAAATCCATTCGGCCCAACCGCCCCATCCCGCAACACATGAGCAACGGCCTGAATCGTTGCCGGTGCCTGGGCTGGCAACGCGATCATTTCAAGATTGGCAAACTGGACAGTCGGACCGGTTGAATCATTCGGGAATGCGCCAATATTGATCTGCACTCCCGAAGCAACACTGATCTGAGCGAGCACGATTCTCGTCCATTGACCTGCAACCAAGTTTGGCGAGATTGAGAAATATGGCGTGGACGCAGTTGATTCCGCGCGCACCGTGAAAGAGCAATTCACCGAAGCTTTCACCATCACGCTGACCAGATATGTGGACGCAACGGTGGTCGGGACGGTCGGGAACACGCCCGAACCGCTGCTCCCGAGAGTGACCCGGTTGGCGCTGACATTTCCCGGTGTGGGGGCGAATATAGCCTGCGAGACGCTGCCAAACTGAGGGTCGGTAACCGTGGATGTCGTGATGCCGCCAGACACCAAAGCGAAGCCGATCGTAAACGGATTTCCCGTATAAGCGTTAACGGTCGAAGGATCCACCGTGGAGATCGGGGAACCCGTCATCATGGCGTAATTGAACAGAATATTAGAGGGCCACGTCGCCACATTCTGATAGACACCATCGCCACCCACAGGCCCATCCATGTAGACGTTGCTCGTGGGATCAGCGGAGACGTAGTAGCCAGTAGTGTTTCCATAACCACCGCCATTGAAGAGGATCAGCGAGGAGCTGTTCTCGAGGCGATAGAGATATTGCGGAGTCGAATCGGAGCCGAAATTATTGGCGTTGATGGTCCCATACGAAGCGTAGAATGTTGCCGGTTTGATGGTGTTTCCATCGATTACGATGTTGCTCGGGGAACCAGATGAATCACCTTCTCCATACCCGCCGTAGACGTTCACTCCTGCCAAACTCGGGTCAGCAGGATTCCCGATTAGCGCAAAGCCCGCAACCGAATTGACGCTCATGCGCAGCTTGTAGAAATTGTTGTCATTCAACGGAAATGACGAATTTGCCCACGCGATCACACCGACCTGGTTATACCCGATAAAAGCATCGTAGAAACTGTTATCGAGGCCGCCGCCATTTGTGGGATCAGAATAGAGTTTAAGCCCAACCGTGTTGCTGAACAGGTTGACGCTGTGGTACTCCCCGTACTGGCCTTCATAAAGCTCCAAGCCTGTGGCGCAGCCATAAGCTCTCACGTTCGCCACGTAGAAGGACGCACTCGAGACGTAGATTCCAACCGTTGAACCAGTCAGACTATTGCAATTGAATGAACCATTGCGCAGAGAAGGGCCTAGCTTAGAATTGGGCACCGTGCCGGTTGATTGCGGAACGGTCAGGATCGTGCCGCCCGCAAGATTTAGCTGTAGGGTTGAGCCATGCAGATCAAGTTGCGTGAGCGGCGATGTAGTAAGGCCATGAGCGGCGCAAACCTTGTTTGGAGGAAATTCGACAGTCCCCTGGTTTCCCGCAGCCGTAATCGCAGCCTGGATAGGGCCGCTGTCATCTGTTGCGCCATCGCACGCGGCGTTGTACGGCGAAGCCATGACGTAGACAGTGCTGTTGTTGTTTCCTATCTCGTTCTGGGCTTTGAGCGTGTGAGTCGTGGTGTCCAGCGTGATATTGGGATCGCTTACTAAGGCTGTGACTGTTGAGTTAGCCGCCTGCACCGAGGTTGAAGGCGCAGACGGTGCCAGCACGCCCGTAGCCCCGCCCACAGGCGATTGATCCGGGTAGCATTGCGTTCCTGTATAGGGCGACACATAGCAGACGGTATAAAGGTTTCCGGCTCCCATCACGTAAGCGCAACCTTCGCCATGACCGTTCGTGATGACAGGATTTGCAATCTGATTGGAGCCGTTGACGGGACCACAGTTCAAGGGAGAAGCGGCGCCAGTACCGTTTGAGTAGAGCGTAGCCAGCGGGGTAAACGAAGAGGTATTGGCTGGCTGCGTGAGGATGTAGACTTTGGCGCCCGAGATAGCCTGCCCTTGAGGATTCTGCAACTGGAGCGGCATCCGGTAATAACTCTGCGAGAACGCCAGCGGCGCCATGAGCAGGACGAGAAACCCAAGATAACGCCGCATCGCTCCCCCTAAATGAGAATCTTGCCTACAATGGTCGGGCTCGTTCCACCGGTTACCGATGAAGCCAGCAGGCGGTAGAAATTCCACTTGCCGATGAAGCCAGCCGACGTGACCGAAGCCGCGCCCCCGATTACGGTTCCCACCGTGGCAATCGTCTGGTATTCGGAATCAATGTTCTGAATCGCGCCCTGGAGCACCACCGTTGCCGTAGTTGGCAGGCTCGGGAAGCTCACGAGCGCGGTGACGGACTGAGTAGTGCTCTCCGTCGTGAACGGCGTCGCGTAGGGCACGCCAACCGCCAAGGATGCGCCATTTGCCAGCGTCTCGCCTACTTCCGGCGTCGGGATGATGAATGTGCCCCCGTCGGCCGCGCTGACGACATTGGCATGAGTCAGGGCGAACGTGATAGTGCCCGCGCCGGTTGATGCAGTGATGCTCACGGCCGTAATCGTTGCATTGGTCACGTTGAACAGGCCCGAGGTTGAAGCCGTGCCTTGAATCGTGATCAGCGAGCCGACTGCGGGAATGTTGCCTTCATTGATCAGCACCGTGACCGTCGCCACGTTTGTCGTGAGCGCCACATTATTGACCACGCCTTTTGTCGGCGGAATATCAGAGTTCCATGAGCCGAAGACATAAGCGGGCTGGCCGGGAATAAGCTTCTGCGGCTGTGCTGCGAAAGGCGATTTGTTGTAGCTTGGCATCGTGGTTCTCCTATTTCCTGAGCGTTCTCGCTGCGTTCTGCGCGCTGCGGGCCGGTGCGAGTAAATCTTGTTCCCTTTGCGCTTGCACAAATTGATCAGCACGGCCTTGCGGGTTTATTGTCGGCAATGGTTCTGGCTGCCCCGGATAATCCTTGATGGCGCGCTGAAACCCTCTATCGGCAATGGCAGTGGGTCCCCCGCGCAGAGTCTCGAGCAACCTCGCCGGAAGCTTAGAAAGTGGCAGTTCCCCGAGCCGGGAGCGCCCCTCTCCCTGCATCCGTTGCGTTACCGCTGCGTCGGTATCGTTGGCGAGTTCATAACTGCGCCCGACACGCTGACGAAGATTCTCAATCGCATCGGGAGCCAGCCCGGTAGCTTCGCCGAGATGCTGGTGAAGAATTGGCCGTAAACTGCTCGCCTCATTCTGTAGCCCTTCTTTCGTGGCGAGGGCGCGGCGCGCATCATCGGTATTCAGAGTCGGCGCATCAAGTTGCTTGTTGATCGAGGTAATACGCTTGTCGATTTCGGACAGTTTCGCGTAGGTTTTAGGCCCTTCTCCGGTTTGCTGCCCAAATCCCGTTCCTGTGGTTTCTACCAGCCTGTCATTCGGCCCGAGTACCTGATTCTCATAGAAATCCCGCACATTTTGCGCATGACCGCCTGCCGCCTTGGAAAACTCTAGCTGCGTTTTAAGCGGGTTTCCCTGCTGGCGCGCGTAATCAAGCACGTTCGGAACTTCTTTGTCGGCAGCTTTGATGAATCCGCTTGCATCCTTTGTGGCCGGAAGTACGGCTTGGCTCAATTTCCGCGCAGCCATCTCCGAGGGCGGCACAATTGATTCAGAGGGTGCAGGACGGAGATTCATCCGCTGCAAGGCACTCTCGCCTGTAGCTTCGGGAATAGCCTCGGCCTCGCCACCCCCCGCTGCGGCCATCACCGCTTGAGGAACAGCGGCCACAGACTCGCCACCCGGATTCTGCCTGAATTGATTCACAAAGTCCGCACCAGAACGCGCAACGTTATTAATCGCATCCGGATTGCCCATCGCTGCACCCATGCTGTTCGCAACACCTTTCAGGGTTTGAAGTGGATGCGCAAACGGATTTAGCATAACTCTTGTGGTTCCGGCACCAAGATCATTTGCGGCTGATTTGATCCCAGCGATAGGTTCTGTTTCTGATGCTTTATCGATGCCCTTTCGGATCGTTTCCAGCCTGGAAGGCTTACTCGCTTCCGTGGCGCCCGGTTGCTGCCACACTTTCCAGTCATCATTGGACGCAGAAGTAGCAGCAGGCGCATTACCCTCTTTGGGTGCGCCTTTGAAATTCTTCGCTGCTTCCTCCCAGGGATCAGGCATTTATTTCACCGTCCATCCGTCTTCGAGGGCCAACTGTTTTGCTTTTGTGGCATCGCCGCCAGTTTTTGCGAGGTAGTAATTGATCGTAGCCTTACCCGGTGTCCGTTCAGGCCCGTCATCTTTTGCGCCGAGATATTGAGCCGTTGATCGCGATTTCTTGGCATCCTCGGCGTAGCGTTCCTGCCCAAGCGCGACCATCTGCCGCATCTGGTTAGGCGAGAGCGTTACGCCTGCGAGGTAGCCGTCCTTGTCGAATTTCGATTCAATACCCTGCAGCCATGGCTGAGATTGTTTGGCCTCATTGATGATGTCCTTGGTCAGCCGTGCGCCCTTTTGCAGCCCCATCGTCATACCGAGGTGATTGGCAAGCAAGTTCAGCATGGCCTGCTGATCATGGTCCTTGATGGCTTTCTCGTAGCTCTCTGTCATCACATTCATGCGCTCAGCGGAATCAAGCGTCGGCTGATACGCCTTGATAAGATCATTCTTCTCTTCGCGGCCAAGATTCAGGCTGAGTGCTGGAGGTTTTTCGCCACTCTCGCCCAAATCCTTAATCTCGTTGCCCTTCTTGTCGTACATCACTTCATGCGGTTTGCCGCCGCGCTCGATAGGCTTCACGATCGGTGTTGCGTCTGCTGGTTGCTTCTGAATAGCTGTAATCGCATCGGCGAGATGCTGTACGACTGGATCCGTCGAAGGGTCGCCGCCTTTATTCAAAGCTGCCGTTACCGCCGTAGCGTAAGCCTGCGCAAGATCAGGGCGTCCAGCCTTCTCAGCTTCCGCGCCCTCCAGTTTTTCCTTGGCCTGCTCTGCGCCGGGCATTTCCTGCGTTTCTTCGGCAGCCTTCCCCGCCTGCGCACCTTTCAACTGATTCGTGGCGAAATCGTTCTGAGAACCCTCTTCCTGCTTCTCAAGCGTGCCTAGTTCGCCCAGAGTCGCATTGTGCTGCGCGGCCTCGTGCTGCGTCGTGCCGGGAATGCCTGCGAGTTTGTCATTACCGAGAATCAGACCGCCTGCGATCGATCCGACATTCCGCAGGACGTTCTCTGCTTTCGGCCAGAACCCGGTAGGCTTCGGCTTGTTTTCCTGCGAATACAGAGAATTTTGCAGCGATTGAATCTCGCGCTGACGCAGGGGATTCGGCTGATAACTCGGCTGCGGAACCGGGCGAATAGGCTGCAACGGTTGCGGAGTCGAGCCATCGGGAGCCTGCGTGCCGAGATAATCAAGCTCGTTTGGGCCCTGCTGCGGGCGCACGTAATTGAGAGGTGCTGTGCTCATCCGCCCCCCATCATTGCCAGTTCATCGGGATCTTGTGCGCCCTGAAAGTCCATCGAGCCATCGTCAGGCGATCCACCGCCGCCTGGAGGAGATGCGCCCGGACCTTGACCGCCGCCACGGATTGAAGCAATCAGGTTCGTCATATTCTGGAACCAGCCATGAGAGCCAGCATTCACTTCGCTATTGATGGCGTTGTTTCTGACTCCCATCGCTCCCAATTGCGCGTTTACGTCGGTTCCGTACATGCCGCGAAGTCCCGTTGCACCCTCTTGCTGCTGGTTTAATTTCGCCTGGGTGTTCTCGCCTGCAATTGACTCTGAGCCGCGCGCTGCGGCCTGTTCGCGCTGCCGCGCGATGTCATCGAGCGAAGACCCGAATCCCGAACCGTTCCCGGTAGCCGCTGCCCGCTCATCGCCGCGCGTTGCCAACCCTCCGGCTATTCCTCCGGCACCGCCCTGCGAAGCCGAGAGCATGGCCGTCTGATCCTGCTGCGAAATGCCTGCGGGACTATTCAATTCTCGGGTAAGGAAGGGCGTAAGCGTCGAAGAGATGTCTTCTGCGCCGGTGCCATAGCCAGCCGCCGTTGATCCGGCTGTATTGGCTGCGTTCGTTGCCTGCTGCTGCGCTGCCCTCATCGCTTCACCTCGAAGGACCAGGCACGCCAGCCGTCTCTACTGGGATTCCAGCCTAATCTTAGCAAACGTTTTGAAAAGAATCGCTCAACACATCGCGGAACATACGCAACCATCTGCTCGATCCCCAATCGGAATGCCTGTCGCGCGATATTCGCCTGCATCAGCCGAATGGCATCCCACTTCACCGCCGGACTCGCATCGGGGCGTACCCACAGATAGGTTTCTGCCTCGATTTTCAACGCAGTCGCTCCCACGATGCGGCCCTGATCCTCGCAAACCACCTTCGCCACGACCAGCGGATTAGCGAGTTCCAGCATCTTGTAGTCCAACCCCATCGCAGCGTGAATCTCGCCAACCTCGATAGCATCTTCCGGTCTGTATTCGCGCACATTCATCCCGTCACGCTCCGCTTCGGCGCCGGCGCAGGTCTGGTGGGAACTTTGCCGCGGCCCCATCCTCCCTGACCGCCGAGAGGAGAGGCTGTACCACTTCCGGTAGAAGAAAGCGGCGTCAGTTGTACTGCTCCCCCGACAGACACCGCCGTAGGCGAAAGACCGCCAAAGTAGACCGGCTTCGATGGCTGCGAACCCGGATATTGCGAATAAGCGCGAAAATACCAGTTTTGCGAGGCTCCTGCATCGTTCTTGGCAGGCAGATTCAGGAAAGCGCCGCGAGAACTGACTAAATGGACAACGTGAGGAGCTGGGAAATTGGGGTCTGTGTCGTGTTCAATGAAATATTCGACAGGCTTTGAAACTTGCGCGCTGTCTGAAACCGTCACATGAGCAATCCCGCCCGCAGCTTTGACCTGCACCGCTCCCACTGTCGGAGGCGGCGCGGCCTGCCCTACCGCCGAAACACCGGTATTCTGCGCCATACGCTCAACTGCCGCGATGACGCGCCGAATCAGGTTTCCAAGCGAAGGATTCTCGTTTCTGACCTGTACCAGTTCCCGGCCGCCGATAAGGTCTGCGCGCTGCGTCATTGCGAAACCCCACGGAAAGCGCCCCATTGATGTGCCTGCATCTCGCACATCAGCTCGCCAAGCTCGAAATAGCCTGCAACCGGATTACCGTTCTGGTTCATCGAAAATTCGGTAAAGAACCGCTGTCCTCGAACTTCAGCTTTCCATTCAATGTTGTTCTGCATAGTCGGCGCGAGCGGCGGCACATAGCGAGCCGGCACGGGGTATTGATCGGCAAGCGTGTTCTGGTAGTGCCGGATTCTTAGGCCGTTCGGAACCGAAGATCCTTGCATGTTCGCCATCCAGCTTGCCGCATACTTCTGCCCCAGTCCAATTCCCAAAGCTTGCGCTTTCTCTTTGTCCGGCTGCCCGGAAGTGATGTAGAGCGGTGCGATCGGAGTTCCATCATCGGTCATCTGAATGTCGGAAGCGATGAGGCGGTAGATCTTCCCGGTTCCGGTCCCGTTGCAGATGTAAAGCGTTTCAATTCCCTCTGTTCCGTCGAGAACGATCCCGGCATAAGGCGAAACGATCTGCCAGACCGACCATTTGCGCCGCATGTCGAGAGCCTTGATCGATCCAAACATGGTGACGTGAACCGGCGCTCCTGCTTCGAGTTCGCCTGCCGTCGGACAGCCGTCGTAATTGCACATCAGAATCACGTTCGGCTGCGCCGGGTTCGATGTTGGCGCATTGGGTAGCCAGGGGTTCGGCGTCGGCATCGCAACCCCGGCATAGAACCGACGCGCGCGCAAGTCGTTTGCCAGCCAGAACGTTTGCTTGGCGTTCCAGTTGATCGAATCCCAGAACTCGTCTCCGGAGGCAAATCCCTGCAATTCTCGGGAAATAACCATCGGCGCGCCGCCCTGGTAGACATAGAAACCCGTCTCATGCAAAGACAAATCCCACTCATCGCCCTGCGCAAAAGCATTCGGCCCGCAGGTTCCGACCCGCTGCGAAACCTCGCGCGTCGTCCACTCTGAAGGCTCGTAATTGGCTGCGTCTTCGCATTCGATGATGGAGTTGCGCTTCTTGAAACACAACTGATCGTGGATGATCGTTGCCCCATAGACGGGATCCTGATTCTGCGAGGAAAGCGTGAGTTGGCCCGTTACGCCGTCTACCTGCTCCGGCTCGCCTGCATAGCTGACCAGCACTGTATTGGTTAGAACAGGTTCGTTCGTTGGATAAAGATCGACGCTCTTGATTTCGTAATCGCCGAGCGGCTGGATTTCGGTGCCGTAAACGCGAAGCAAGAGCCCCGGCGTGATCGTAGCCAGACCGGGCTCGGGAACCAGCACGCCGGTATAGGTCGCCATCTGGTTCGTGATCGAAGACAGAGCCAAAGTAAAAGTAGCGTACACGTGTCCGTAAAGGCCTTGATTCGAGTCCACCAAATCAACCGTGATGCTGCCCACCGTAGCGCTCGAGGGCGTCCGGCAGACGATGCGGACTGAATAAGGAACCGGCACACCTACCGGGTTTAAGATCGGCGCGTTGTAGGCATCCTCGAACGCCGATTGCGTGATCATGCCGATCACTGCCTGTGCGGATGCTGTCTGATTCACCACATAGAGCGAGTTTCCAAATTGCGGACTGGGAGCAGGACGCAACTGAAGCGTCTGACTTACGGAGCGCACCGTTCCTGAGTCTGTCGTCAGCGGCACGTCGGCATGAACGAAAGCCGCGGTAAACTGGCCCCCACTGGCTGTCTGGACGTTCAGCAGGACACCGTTCAAATATGTCCCAATGCTGAGGCCGTTGACGATGACGTTAAGGCCGGGAGACAAAGTATTCGGGCAGGTAAACGTCACGATTCCGCCTGTAATCGAAAAAGTGGCGATCGTGAATGAAGTACCGAACGGGAACGAATAGGCCGAATCGATATTCCAGCCAAGCGGGACTGCAGGAGCGCCGCCAGTCGGTTGAAGGTACCCGCCGTCCATGCTTGTGTTGTTGAAGTTCTGGACCTTGTTCTCGGAGCCGATGTAGAACGTCCGCTCAGCGTACTGAAGGACCACTGCAGGATTGCCAATCTGGATCAGGTTGAACAGATTGTTTCCGGGAATATCGATGGCATCCGATTGCAACAGAACCGCGTCCGAGAACGTGAATTTGGCCGATGTGGTCTGATTGTCGGGAATCAGAAACGAACTCGAAGTGTATTGAACGCCTCCGACCGTGAAAATGCTAGGCACCGTTGTCGTGTAGAAGTTTGCTCCCGGCACACCGTTCTGCCCCGCCTCGGTCAAAGCAATCAGCCGCGCGATCACGTTCGGAGGCCCGAGCGGAATATTGCCGCAGATGATGTAATTCGCACCCTGGGCAACCGTAAACGTGATTGGAGGCGATGGAGCCGTATAGAGTCCATTGCGCGTAATGAAGATGACGACGCCCTGCCGCGTTCCCGCTCCGATGGGGAGTGTCCCGCCCGAGGGAGTTCCTACGACGGTCAGCGTTCCACCGGTTCCGTTGCCATAGATCGGATTGACGGTCGTTGAACCTACATTCGGCGCACCGGGGTCGATGATGAACTCGGTTCCCGCCGTGGTCGCTTGCCCCTCTTCGACCGCCGTTGGATAACTCAGACTTGCGGCGAATCCGGAGATGGTGAATGTCCCGCTAGAAACTCCGGTTGCGGTCGCGATCAGAGCATCGGCGACGTTCAAAATTCCATTTGCATTAAGGGTATTGGTGACCGTAACAAGATCGCCTGCCGCCGGCGCCACACCAGAAGTGAGCGTCCACGAGTAAGTAGCGATTCCGTCAGCGAGCGAGGTCTGCGAAATATTGAATGCGCCCGAATTGACTGCTTCGACAATGGGGTAAGTATCATCCCAGGTCGAAGGCGATACCCCGGCAATTGAAACCTGCGCGCCCGCTGCTAGTCCCGGTACCGGAGCCGCAGTCGTGACCGTGGCCTGCGTGACCTGGTAGAAGCCGGTTGCGTCGTCCGGACCGCCGTAATCCTGATAATTCGAGGTCGGAACCTGATAAGTGAAGTACCAGCGGAAATAGGCGCCACCCGGCGGGATGGCATTGCCGATTGAGGTTACCTGCCAGATACCGTTTCCGAAAGGCGCATTGGTGATGTAGACGTAGACCGGAAACCCGGCATTGAAGGCATTGACGAGTTGCGTATCCGGCTGCGGGTTGACGAAGGAATCAGAATAATAAACTGTGATCGTATTGCCTGCGCTTGTCGAACCGGGACCGGCAGACCAGAGAAGATTCTGGAAATGGCCTGTATCGCCTGGATCTGACTGCTGGGGCGGCTGCACAATCGAAGTGATGGGATAGGTGTATTGCGGCGTGAACGTGCCGCTGAGCCCGGTATACGGGCCGCCGGGGGTGCCTGTGAACGCAACTTCAAACTGGGTGCCGCTCAATCCAGTAGAAAGCACAATCAGCGTCAGGCCATTCAGTACAGCCGAGGGCCCGGTCAGCCCTGAAAACGTCCCTACTTCGCCGGCAACGTAGGTGTTGACCGCCGTAATGGTCGCCGTGCTCGCCCCAATCGTGACTGCCGTGATGGTCGCGATAGCGCCGGCTGCTTCCGACGCCGTGATCGTCGGTGGCGCGCCTGGGCCTATTTGCGTGATCCGGTCCCACCATCCGCCCTCAAAGTTGTACTGCCTGGGAAGGTCATTGCCTGTGACCTGGCCCAGTAGATTCATGTTAGTAATAAATGCGCGATCGTACACCGTGGTGCCCGATGCCCAGCTGTTCGCGGTGCAGCCGGAAAGAATCTCGTTCAAGACATTGGGATTGCTCGATACGTTCTCAATCCACCATGTGCCGGTCGCATCGAATGCGAGGTTGTAGTCAATTCCGGTGGGCGATTTGAAGGTGTGCTCGTAATTGAAATTGGGCAGCGCCGAGGTGAGAAAGAGCGTGATTTCGACATAATCAAGAAAGATCGTTCCGGTTCCCGAAGCCTGCAGCCGAATCCCGAAGCTCGTAGCATTCGCAATTGCCGGCGTCAGAGCCGAGCCGAAGTTATTAGCCGCGCCGCCCACACTCTGCGTGGTTTCAGACGCCGTAAAAGACAGGTTTTGCGGAAGGCCGCGAACAGTCCCGGCAGCAAGAATCTGCGCCGTCAGCCCCGGCGTACCCACTGACGAGCTTTTGCCGTTAATCGATACTTGGATACCGGTAATCCCTTGCGTGCCCGGAATTGCAAAAGTGAAATTCGTAACATCAAGGTAATCGCTGGTTGTAACCGAGGATGCCACAGAAGCAAATCCGGTGTCCGGCGCTGGACCGTAGCCCGTTGTGGGAAAACCTTCGATGAAGGTTGCCTGATTTCCGGAAGCGGAAGCAGCAATGAGCGCCTGCCCATTCAGCGCCGTATATCCGGTCAAGCCTGAGAATGTGAACGTGGACCCCGCTGGCGGCGAAGTGCTGCCGAACGTGACCACAATCTGCGAGGAGCCGAAAGAGCCGTGAATAACCTCGACATTGGTTACCGAGAGAGTGATAGGCGCTTCCGGAGTGACTGAGGCATAGCTACCGTCATTCAGCAGGATATTGCCGGGATTGGCCCATGCCGGTGTACCGCCTGCCGGGGTATCGACTGCCGAAAAAGCAGGGTTCGGCCCGATGCTCAGACCGGAGTAGGAATAGACGTTCTGCTCCCCCGGCCGCTGCATGGTGCGGGCGGTAACAAAGTCCATGTCGATGCAACGCGGGCTGGCCCCGTCCGGCAACTCCGCAGGACGGAGAGACGCGACGAGGCCATTAAACCCGGTAACTTGCACCTGGGCCAAGTTAGTTGCCATCCTTCAGGAAGTAGGCAGACCACGAAATCAAATCGCCTGTGATGCCCGCCGGATATGCGCCTGTCACCTTTGCCAGAGGAAGGGAAGCCGAAGCGCCGCCCTGCATCGGGTAAATATTCCAGTTGCGCTGATCCACCTGATAGATATAGCCCGATGCCGCACTCGATGCCGCGATGAAGGACGAAGGAGCGCAGGGATTTTGCGCGCTCGCCGTGCCTGAATCAGCGCCCGCCGAGCCCGTTAAGGCAGTCAGGATCGCAAACTGCGTTTGGGACGCCCAGAGAACGGTGAACTTCACCCCATTCAGAAGCAGCCCGAGGGTTGTAGTCAGCCCCGAGAACGTCACCAGAGCCCCGGCGAAGTAGTTGTTTGCCGCAGTCACGGTAACATAAGCCGGCGTGCCGCCGCTCGCAGCTGTCGCAGCCAGAGAGGTTACCGTCGCAGCAATGGGATTGGTCGGCAGGCCGTAGGTGAGGAATTTCTGCCCGCTGACAGCCATGCCCGTCTCGCTGGTTCCGGTGCCGGTCGCCGAGTTTGCGAATGTGAACTGAGTCGTGCTTGCCGTCACTACAATGACGGTCTGGCCATTAAGCAAAAGCCCAAGAGCCGAGGTCAGTCCCACGAACGTTACCGCTTGCCCGACAGAGAAGCGATTCGCCGCAGTTGCCGTAATGGTTCCGGCAGACGCCGAGAGCACGGTCACGAGCGCTGTGCCGTTCGATGTCGTTGACCCGGAAGCATAGACCGCGCCAGACAGGATATTTGACCAATTCAGAGATTCAGGGCCGCCGAACTGACTGCCGACCGATGCAGCAAGCTGAATCTTGCCAAACACATGCTGGAAGCGCTGCTCCATCTGCATTCCGCGTGGATAATTCGATGCAAAGATTTGGTTTGCCATGAGTCCTCCTCAGACTATGTATTGCGGTTGTGGCGCTCCTCGCGCCGTTAGTATCGGCCCAGATTGCCGCCCGAGGAGTTGTCCTCGCCGAACGCGCGCACCGGGTACGGGATTCCCTGATCTCTGCGGATAATTTCGTTCAAAAAGTCGTTGATCTGCTCATCGGCCCATTGCATCGCGCCGGGAAGCATCTGCGCGCCCTGACGTAAGGCAATCTGCTTCAACGTGTACGCCGCAACCGTGTCCTGGCAGTCATTAATGGGAATGAAGGTTTGCGACGGATCGATATTCGAGGTAAACAGGCTGGGCAATTGAATCTGGTATCTCAATCGCAAATCCATCGTCTCGATCGAGCCCGGCATCCAGATTGAATCCTGCCGCCATTCCCAGATGCGGTTGTAAATATTCTGATAGCAGGAGTACAAACCCTGCGCAGGCTGCTCCATCGCCTGAAAATCGTCGTTTGAGCCGTTGACCTTCTCCCACACGCGATCAACCATGATGCAGTCGATGGGCAGAACGAAATTCGATTGATACTGCGATCCGTCATAAAACCCGACATAGGAAAGCTGGACCTGCACGCCTGGATCCGGAGCCGCAAGTCCCTGCGTCGGCGAATTGAGCGGAGGGATGCCGAGAACGAGAATGTTGTCCTTGATCAGCATGGGCCCCGAGCTCATGCGCAGTTTGCGGCAGACGATCCTCAGCGCCGAGGAAAAGCAGTTCATCATCGTGACGGAGATATTGGTATCGTCGGGGAATAACTGCCCTTCGCCGAGCGTAGCCGTGGCGCCCTTCATATCGTCCTGCACCCAGGAGCGAACCAGGTTCGTCACATCCTGAATAGCCGGATACGGTTGGTTTCCACCAATGGGCATCTACGCTCCTTTTGTTGGAGGGGGGCCGAGAGACGGTTCGGCCCCCTTTAGACTCCAACCTTTACGCCTCTGTTTCCGGCGATTCCTTGGGCGGCCTTCCAGGTCCGGCCCACCACTTCTTTTCCGGCGGCACATCCTCGCGCTTCTTCTTGCCGGCTTCAACCGTGCGCCGCCAATCGATCACGCACAAATCCCCGTCAGAATCCTTGTGAAAGGCAACGCCCTTCTTGATATTCTCCCCGCAGTTCGGGCATTGGCTCATCGGGGCGTAGCTCTTGTATCCCGGCCTTTCCTCGCCGAAAGTCGAGAGCGCAATCCGAACGTCGCGGGAATCGAATCCTGCGTTGCCCATGAGACGCTCTGCATTCTTGGGGTCTTCGGCCTGGAACTTGTCGAACAGGTTGATGACATGGCGCAGAAACTTGTCGCGCCGCGCCTCGAAGAACGTCAATTCCTCTTCGGTCGGCTCCGCATTCAGGCTCCAGAACACGCCATGCTTGGCGAAATTGGTTCCATTCTGCACCGCGAAATAAGGATCAATCTTGCCGTAATCCTCGATTTTCTGGTTCAGCGTCGGGTTCGAAGGATCGCACACATCCTGTGCGATACGACGTGCTCCCGCATTGCCTCTGTGGTAATCGTAGGGATCGCGCCCCACATTGAACACGTCTTCCACGCGCTGCGGGAACGGTTCGGGGATCGGAATACCAATTCTCCGGTAGCGCTGGCCTTCCTCTAGCGGGAAGACTTCGACGGGGCCGAGCAGGGCGTGCTCCGTCCTCATCTCTTTCTTCGCCACCGAATAGAGGTAGACAAAGAACTCCGGCTGCTGCATCGGGTACACGCCGTCACCCAGGGGACGGTTATGCCCGCGCTCGAGGGACCGGGCCTGTGCCTTCGCCCTCTCTGTAGTGGTTCCTTCTGTGATCACTTGTGCCATGCCGTCTCCTTATGCCTGAATTTGCTGCACGCTTCTGTTGATTTTCGGCTGCTTCGCCAGATACTCGGACCACTGCTTCTCCATCAATCGAATACGATCCTCGATTTTGCCGGGAAGCAACAAAGGCCGTTTCGCGTCGTTCATCAGCGATTCAATCGCCGCGTCCATCTTGCGCTCGGCTCTGATCTTTTCTGCGGCCGCGAACTGCTTCCGTCTCTGCACCGAATCTCGCTTGCCGGCCATGATGACCGGAATGACCATATCGATGACGGCGGAATTGAGCGGCCACGGTTCAATCTGCATCACTCCGTCGTCTACGGTCGTCCAGATGAGCTTGACGGCGATTTGATACCTGCCCCGATGCGGATATGGACCGAGAGTACAAAGTCCGGTTGTCTCGTCACGATGGAGAAAGAAGTAGGCCGCTTCGCCATTAAAATCCTCTGGCGGAACCCACTCCATGAGGATCCAGTATCCGTGCCTGGGAGGGAATGGTGAACCGTTGGCGACATAAACCTCACGATAGCCCGCATATCGGTCATGGACCCACACCCCTCCGGCGCGCTGCGTCTCAGCCTGTGACCACGCCAGACGGTAATTAGGGCCGCCATAGCGATTAAGCCCCCCAGCGCGCGCAATGCGTTGTTGAAACGCAGGCGGGCAGACATTTCTCACTGCCGACTCCACTTGCCGATGATGTCTTGAACGTGGACGGTAAAATACCGCTGCCCAGGATCGGTATCCGAGAATGCGATTGTCGTCCCTATGCCCTTGAGGATACGAACGACATCAGATATCCCCTTTGGCATGTACTCATTACCTTTTATATTAATCATTGAATTTTTGGTCTGAACATTCTTTACTTCGCTGCCAATTGCGATCACTTCGCAGTAAAGGCATGGCTCGGAGAAAGCATCCGGGGTGACGATGGCTGACTCCTCAGGGAGTTTCAATTCCCGCAATAGCACCGCATCAAAAAGCGGCATGAATCCGGCCAGCGTCGGCCTGAAATCATCGAATTGTTCCACGGGGAACGTTTCGCGCGCTTCCCCTTCTGCGTCCACTTTGCGCTTGTCTACGATTTCCATTGCATCTCCGTCTCAAGAGGGTTGGTACTGCGTTAAGTAAGATTGAGCTTTCGGAATCCACTCATGCTTTTCGAGCATCCCTAAGCGATTATTGCAAGCAGTGCAAAGGAGCCCGCGAACAACGCCAGTTCTGTGGTCGTGATCCACGCAAAGCCGCTGTATTTTCCCGTCTTTTCGCTTTGCTCGTTCGGGAAGTTCGCAGATAGCACACAGACCGTGTTGTTTCTCAAGAGTTGCAAGATACCATTCCTCATTTTTCCCGTACCGGACCATGTGCGCCCGGATGCTCATTTTGTAATTCTCAACGTAATAGCGCCGCTGTCTTGCGAGAAGATGCGCCTTATTTCGCCGCGACCAATCTTTCACTTGTGCTGACGAGCAAGTACGGCAGTGAGAGCGATACTTGCCCGCCAATTTTCCTGTTTTGTAAAGCGTGAAGCTTGATACAGGCTGCGCAACTTTACATTTCGAGCACGTTTTGTTTTCCATCGAATAGAACCTCTAACTCCGATTCTATTCAACTATGTAACCGACAGTCAACTATACGGCAAGCACCCCGCACTGTTGGAGATAAATCCCACTCCTGGGGGCTTTGTTGCACAATTGAAAAAATGCGTCATAAGCGAACATGCGATCCGTGATGTATGTTCCGTTTGTCGTGCCCACATCAGGAACAGGCATCACAGTGTTCCCGCCGCCGAAATCATACAGCCCGCATTCCTTGAGTTCGCCGAACATCCAGTTCGACATGACGAGCCCATCGACGCGGGTGGGATCGGCTTGGTAGCTGACCTGATACTCGCGGCCGCCGAAAGTCTTAGACATTTCCTTGCGGCCAATGTCCATCATTTCAGCGCCTTTGCCCTCAAGGTTCTGCGTGATCATGCGCTCGTACCACTGCGCATTGAGGGTGTAAAGCTGGTCCGGTTGCCCGTACCACACCATCGAAGACATGGCTTCTGCGTCAGGCCCGAGTGCGCGGCCCAGAAGAATCAGCGCGCGCTGGAAGACCGACGGAGTGATCTGCTGGCCGTTCATGTTGATGGTCGGCGTCGAGAGTCTTCCTGGGTAGGAAGCGCGGCTCAATCCGCCCACAGTGCCGGCATTGGAATTGACGTTCCAGTAGTGAATGTTCGCCAGCCCCGCACCCTGCGCGCCGGAAGCGCCCGAGATGATCAGGTAGTCGCCGGTCACGGTGCCTGAGGGAAGGGCAGTCGAAAACCAGACTGTCTGTGCCACAGCGTCGGTGTAACTGACGGTTGCGGTGCCGCGGTTGGTCCCGCCTTCAGCCGAGAAGACCTGAATAACCTGCTGATCGGTAAAGCTGGCCGCGTTGGTGATGCCGGAGATGTAGCTGGTGGTGGCACCAGAACCGGATGAACTCGAAACGGTGGCCGTCGATGGGATGATGGCAATCGTTCCCGAACCCACGCCGGGGCCTGCGATCTGCGCAGCAATGCCGGTCAGGAAGGAGTTGAGGGACCGCTTCACGAGGTCGGTTGAAATCTCAACCAGTCCGCGCTCTTTGCCCTGGGTCGCAATTTCCGAGAGGTAGGTATATTCGGTCACGCCGAAAAACCCTACCGGGGATTGCGCGAAGGCTGCGGTGGTAATGCCGGTGCCGCGCAGAAGCGAGGTCTGATCGCCTGTTCCGGTCACGATCGGAGCGCCGCCCTGAATCACCATCGAATTACGCCATGAGGGGCGTCCGGTGGTGCCACCGGCTGCGGTTGAATAGCTGATGGGAACTTTCTTCGCGCGTTTGCGGAAGAACGTATAGTCTCCGTCGAACAGCGGGACTAGTTCTGCAATCTTGTCATCCACCGCTTCAAGCTCAATGCTTTCAACGGCAGCTTCGTTCATCGGGTTTGGCATAGCTTTGCTCCAGAATGAGATGCGGCCTAAGCCGGTCCTTCATGCTGAGTGCAAAGCAGAGCAGTTTTACGTCGTGCCGGACGCCCTTGCGCTCAAATTGTCTGCTGCCTAGTTTTACATCGTTCGCGGATGAATCATGGTTGCTGGATGGAAATATAGCATAGTTAAGCCAATTTCCAGATGCGCCCCACTTTAATCAGCGGCTTCCCTGCCGAATTAAATCCTTTTCCTGAAAGAATTGCGTCCTGCGCTCCAGCCCTGCCCAGTTTCTTCATGGTCATTTCGCTGTCGAGCATGTTCTGAGGGCCTGCGGGCGCTGCGGTGACATTGGTTTTAACTTCCGGACCTGCTGCTGGTTTCTTGATAAATCCGTAGCGCAGGCCGATTTCCTTGCGCACCGCTTCTTTCACGCGCTGGTCAACCTGAGCTTTGAGGAAATCTGCCGTCGTGGGATCGATTTTGCGCGAGTTCTCATTGATTTTCGTGGCAAGCGCGGATTTGAACAGCGGATCTGCGTTACGCTCGCGCTCGATCCGTCTCCACACGTCCCCGCGAATCAATTCCGCTGTCTCCGGAGGAATGCCATATTTCTTGAGTTCCGGAGCCAGTTCCCGATCAATGACCGTTTCGGCGTGGGTCATTGAGGCATTGAAGGCATTGGCAACGCCGTCTTTGAAGGTATTCTGCCGGGTTTCATCGCGTTCCCGCTCCCAGGCCTGCTGCTCGGCCGGCTTCTCTGTCGCTCCCTTGGCTCCCAGGCCCTTGTACCAAGCGATGATCTTGGCGAGAACCGCCTTAGCTTCATCGGGCTTATTGGCGTTGAAGGCGCGCACCATGTCATCAATCGCGTCCGGCAAGCCTTCTGAATCGAGGAATCCGGTCACGTGTGGCTTGACTGCGGCGGCTACTTCGGCAGGATTTGATTTGCCCAGTCGCTCAATCAGGCCGGGAAGAAGCTTGACGATTCCCTTCTCGCCCGTCTCGAAGATCTTGTCCAGGACGCGCGGATCGCCCGCTTCGAGCATTTCATCCACTTCCCGCATCGAAGTGGCGTAAGTCTGCAATTCAGCGATTTTGGCGGCTCCCCCCACCGCCTCCACCGCTGCCTTAGCCTCGCGCGCCTCTCGGACGGTGGGCCAGACAGTCTTGAAACTCTTATTTTCCCCCAGAGCCCGTTCAATGTCCTGCGCACGCTCGGAATGCTCGCCGCCGTTCTCGCGCAGCCATTTGAGGGTCTTCCGCAGCGCATCGGGGTTCGTCCGCTTGTCGAGTTTGTCTGCGGGGGTTGACGGTTTTGGTACAAGCTCCGTACTACTTTCAGCTTGCGTGGTGGGTTCTGTACTCGCAGGAGTGCTTGCCGGGGTAGATTCTACCGGCGCATCCAATACTGCCGTCTCGTCAGCCATTCCGTCTCCTAGTTCAGTGACTTACCGCTCAACTTCGTTTCAATCTTCTCTGCCGCGCCGTTTGAATTGACGCCTTCGACCGTATGTGAAACCTCGTGCGGCCCCAACTGGTCGAAGGAGGCAGGATCAGCGGCGATACCCATCTTCGAGAGCAATTCCGCCTGCACTTGGCCGGGCATCTTATCGACCGCCAGCGTGAGCGAAGCCTTCGGCTCGACCGGCTGCTGGTTCTGCGCCGCAAGCTTCTTCTGCGCCGCCTGGTGCTCAGACCAATGCAGATGCAAATTCATAAACGCAGCCTTTTCGCGCGGCAGTTGCGAGGTCGCCATCCTGCGGCCTTCCGGGGAAATCATCTTCAGCAGGCAGCACGCCTCCTCGATGGCATCTTCCTCGGATCCGTCGGCCCTGACCGGCACACTTGAAATCAGTGGCGGAAGCGACTGCATCTGCTGCATGAGCTTCTGAATCGCCTGCAAGCCCTGCTGGAGCATCTGGGTTTCCTGTGGATCTACAGGCTGCCCGGTCATTTGCCGCTGCTTCACGTCAGATGCGCCCTGCTCCATGCGCTGTTTCAATTGCGCAATCTGGATCTGCAACGGTTTCAATGCCGGGTTAGGCTGCGGCTGGCCGTCGAGCAGAACCGCGAACTCGCCTTCCTGCTTTTCCCAGCTTGCGGCGCCGGGAACCGTGATGCCCATGCGCGCGGCTTCTTTGATGAGCCGCGAATTGGCAGGCGAACTCATCAGCGCCCCGATAAACGGGTTGGTCGGCATCTGCTGGATCAGTTGCCAGACCTTTTCCTCGCGCTCGGACCACGACTCGGGGAAATTCGTGTCCGTCTCGGCGACCGCAAGAACCTGGGTGTCGATGTCCTTCATTTCAACCCGCAGCCGACCTTGAGTCCCGATGACGCGATCAAAGACTTTGCCTTCCGGCTGTACGCGGGCATTCCACTCAATCGCCTGCCGGGTGCAGTTCGAGAGCGCTTTGCAGGTTGCCGCCCACGGCTCGCTCAACCGGGTAAGCGCAGAGGCATTATCCATCTTCGCTTCGCCCAGGGTCGTTTCCGTCTCCGATTCCCCGCCCGCAATCGTCACCTGCGCGCCGGTCAGCAGCTCAGCCAGTTCGCCGCCGAAATACTGAATGAATTGAGGCAGGCTCGGCTGGTGGGTCGGCATGGGCATCTGCAACATGGGAACGTTGCCCTGAGGAATGATGGCTGAATTGAACCCTTCGATCCTGCCCGGCGTATTGCCTGATTGCCGGATGGCCGGCACATTGAATGCCTTCTCGTCCAGAAACACCCTGGGAACCGTGCTTGTGAAGAATTTGCTCAGCAGATCGATCCAGTTATCCAGAATCATGTTCGGCCCGGAATAGGCTTCTGTCAGCGCTCTGCGATTCTGCCCTTTGCCTGTTCGAGCGTGCCCGATCGTCAGAACTTCCTGCCATGCCTCGTTACGCGCAAACCCTAGTTCCGTGCCTGCATAGACCGCCAATACACCTTTGGGATAGTTTTCAAGGAACCAGTCCCGCGCATCTTCCGAGCACGAGTCATCCCAATAGAACTTGGGCGTCAGCCAGCAGCGCAGTTTGGTCGTATCGTTGACCGTTCCCTGCCCGGTCACCAGTCCGCCTTGAATCGCCAGCTTGATCGAACTTCGCGCCACGCGGTCCAATTCAATTTCAGGAATGCCGGCACTGCCGCCCGTAATCTGCTCTGCAATCCATGGAAGTTCCGCCCTCAGCGCCGCTGTATCGTACTCATTGGCGAGGATCTGGTAAGGGCTCTGCTCGTCGTCATCGACGGCGATCTGGCACTTGTGCTCGAGTTTCCCGAACGTATTGAGCACCGTCTGAATCTTCGGCTTCTTGGAAGGCTTACCCGCGGGCGTGGACTCTTCCGTTTCGGGAACCACATCCACGCCATCATCCTCGAAGCCGAACCGTTGCGCATCGGCAACCGGGCGCATATACCACGCAACCCGCTCATCCGTGCAGTAGTAGCGCGCCGCCATGGTCGAGCCCTGTTTATAGTTGGCGTCTTCCTGAATGAACCACTTGATCTTGTTTGCCGCGGCCGCTGCCGTACTCGCCTTGTCGTTGTCACTTTTTGCCGTGAACTCAGTCTTCGGAATGTCGCGGGTCAGAGCATTGACGATGATATCGTTATGCGCCCCGATAATATTGACATCGTAGAGGTTATTGAGCGCCGCGCCGCCATAGATATCGTATCCAGAATTGCCGCCCTGAAAGGCAATGTTCCAGCCGCCGCCCTTGCGGGGAATGAGCCGGTGAAATCCCCGGTCCATCAGTTGCAGACGCCACGCCTGCCCTACTTCGAGCCTGCGCCCTAAAGACTCCCGCGCGCACGCCGCAACCACCATCGCGCGCAGATTCTCAGCCAGCTTGAACTTGCCGCCCTCCACTTCATCGAGGTCAGCTTTCGTCCATTCTTTCTGGTCCGATACATCGAATGGGGCATAGGTGCCGAGAGGCAATCGCTCCTCGGTTTCAGGCTCTTCTGCGGGCTGGTCTTTCTGTTCGAGCTCGTCAACTGGCATCGTGCCCTCAGTGCTTCATCGCCTTGAAACCTTTGGCGCTGGCAATCATGCGCCCGAGTTTGCCTTCGTGATGGCCCTCGAGCTTGGATTCCGGTATCTTCTCGCCCAAAGGCACATGGAGCGCCCGATGCAATGCGCCGGGACGCTCCTCGAAGCTGCCTTTCGAGCCAAGATCGACTGTCTTCTTCGTGCCGTACATTACGCTACCTGAGACGCAACCAGCGTGGGTTCTGCCGGAGGCACAGTGGCAGGCGTGATGGTGAACGTGACCACATTCGAAGTGAGCACGGTGACGCCATCAGTGCCGAGGGTTGAGAATCCCACGGAGCCGCTGGTGGCTGTGTCGGTCTTGTCCACAAACGCAAGGAATTGCTGCGCCAGGGGAACCGCGCCGCCGGTCTGGTCAGCAGTGGCAGGACCAAACGTGATCAGCGGATCGGGCGAGCTTGGGGTGAGAACGGGGTCGTATCCAGCCGGAGGCGTCACGCCTGCCAGGAAGTTGATTGCACACGCGAATTGTCCGGACTGCCCGGCGGTAATGTTTCCGATTGCCATGTCATCTCCAACTTGGAATGCGGTTAGTTGTGGGGTTTCGAGCAGCCGCAGAATACGTCTCAACAGCCGCAGTTCATCGCGCTCTTCGCGTTCGTCTCTATCACGCTCAAAGCGATCGTTCATTTCTTTGCTGCCGGGGGTGGTGCTGGTGTCCATCCGCCTTCTTGCTTCGAAGACGCCTTGGCTGCTGGCTTGCCTGCCTCCAGAGCCGCTACGCGATCCCGCAGATCATCGATCGCCTTTTCTGTGCTTTCGCCGTTATTCATTGTGCTCCCTTTCGCTTTTGCGGCAGTTCCCGCTCCAGATGCGGCGCCACAACCGGCAGCGCCTTCCCCTTGGATGCCTGATTCCACTCGTCGACAGAAACACCTTGCTTTTCCAACCTGTCGCGATTGGCATTGAAGAATCGCTCCTGCTTCAGCGACTTATAGGGCATCAGTAACCCTCTTCCTCGTCACCCGTGCCTTCTTCCGGCGCGCTCTCTTCCTGTTTGCCGATGCCGTGCAGCTTGCCTATGTGCTCGTGCGCTTCCTCACGGCTGCCGTGCTCGGAATGATGCTCGTGGCCGTCGGCATGCACCGAATGCACATGATGCGTGGTCATTCCATCGTCATGCTGCGAGTTCACTTCGACCGGAGGGCCATGCTGCTCGTGCACCTGTTCAGGAGACTCTTCGCCCCCCATCTCTTCCTCACCGCCGGGAGCATAGAGCACCGCCGAGGGCGCTTTCTCCTGCGGTTCCTTGGCGCTCATGCCCTGGTTATGCGCCCGCATCCGCGAACTCATTGAGAACTTCTTGCCATCCTTCGCTTCAAACGCCATGAACCCTCCTAGTGGACCGTCAGCGACTTCGACGCTTCCTTGATATGTTTTCTGCAGTCCTGATACCCAGCAGTGTAACTTGCTGCGACAATGCGGAGAACTTCGGCTTGGATCGCAGGCGGCAGCGCCGAGATCTGCATCGCTATCTGGTGCTTAACTTCTTCCAGGCTCATCCGGCTTCTCCAAATCCTTGACCTGCTCCTCCATGATCCGCATCCAGTCGCCCGATGGCATCTCGTTCTCAGGCGGCGGATGCACGGTTTCAAGCGCATATACAGGAGGCCGATTGGTCAGAATCGCCTGCGTCAGTTCCCTGCGCTCCTGCTCGAGCGAAGCCAGACGCGCTTCTTGATGCTGAATGATCGCATCCTTCTCGCGCATCCTGTCCTCATGCCAGCCGCGGAACTCGGCAGCACGCTCGCGGATCAGGTTGAAGTGCTCGCGGCTAATCCACATTTTCCCGCATCCATTCCGGCCGGCAGTCCTCGATCTGTTCCTTTTCCCGGTCCAGTGTCGCCTTTACCTGCTGCACCGCTCGCCACATGGGATCCTCGATCTTGTTCAGCCGTTCCTGCAGCTTCACTTCGTCCGGCGTCTCCGCGCGGCCAAGCTGCCCGAACAACCCCATCGACAAGCCATCGTACACGTCGTCGGCTTTTGTCTCCAACTTTAACACGTCTTCAATATTCTTCTCGTCGCGAATCAACTGCGGTACCGCTTCAATTGTCTCGACGCAACTATCGAGCACCACGATCCCGCAAGTCTTCAGCGTGTCGTAGAGCAGGTTCGCCCGGCCCACCCGATCACGCCCGCCATTGCGCGCCGCCGGCAATCCCAATTCCGTCAGGTAGACGCTCATGATCATGGCCGGCGATTGCCGATCCATCTGCAATGCAAACTTTTCGTGCGAGAAATAGATTGCATCGAGGCTCATGGTCTTGCGTCTCTGCCCCTCGGTAATCTGTGGTAAGCCCATGCGCGTCATGGCCGAGATAGTGTTCGCTAACTCCTTGTAATCCTTGCCCTTGTCTACATATTCTCGGTACACGACAACCTTCTGCCTGAACTCGCCCGATGGCTGCTTAACCAGCGCCAGTGTCATCCAGATTGCGCTCGTGTGATGCACGCGGCCCCAGTCCCATCCCAGCCAGCGCGGTTGCCACGGCTGCCAGATGATCGACTCGGCAATCTGTTCGCGCGTGATGACATGCACTCCCGGCTCCCAGCAATCGAAGTACTGGCCGCTGATCGCATCGAGCTCGCCGTAGAGAAACTTGTCGCGCTTGTCTTTAGGTAGTGCTGAAAGCTTGCGCACCAGATCAGGATCGCGCGCCATCAGATGCGGGTTATCAAGAATAGTCGAATGCACATAGTCGTACTCGGACGGGTTATAGACGCAGAGCCAGCTTCCGTCGCGCGGAACCCACCACGATCCATCTTTGGCGCGCTTGGCGTCGGCATCCACATTCCAGGGCTTCTTCTTGATGAACATATCCTTGTAGAAGCCCCAGAACGGCCCTACCGGATTCGTACATCCCAGCATCACAGGCTTGGGAAACTCATTCTTCTCATTGGCCTTACATTCCCGATTCACGCGGTTGCGCGATTGCAGGAATTGGTACGCTTCGCCCGAGAGCTGCGCGCACTCATCGAGCACAATGACAGGAAAGGCCGCAGACAAGTATTGCGCCAGGTCAGACTCGCTCAGGTTCTGCAGGTGGCCAAAGAAGAGCTTGGATCCGGTAGCGTGAATGGTCGCTACAAAGTCAGTCGCGTTCCAGTGATAGAGCTCAGCCGGCAGAAACTCCTTCAGGTCCAGGATCGAAGACTTCTTAAGCTCAGTCAGGTTCTTGCGCAGAAACAACGCGTGGCAGCCATCCCAGCGCATCAGGTAGCGCTGTACCACTTCCATTAGCGCGTCGGAAGACTTGCTCGAGCCTGTGCCGCCTACACGCAGCTTGTTGGTAGCCTGCGAGCGGCGAATGATGGAGTTCCTGGGTGTGGGCGTCCAGAGTTTGCGAACATCGAGCGTGCCATCGGGCGAGACTACGTCAGAGAATGCGCGCGGCATCTATTCGTCAAACTCGGGCTTGGGCAATGCCGGCTGGATTTGCTGATCGATCACGGCGCGAGGCTCATCGTCTTGCACAATCATGCGCGTAACCTGCACGTTGACATTGAGGTTTGAGTTCTCGCCGTACTTTTTTGGATTGCGATGGCTCAACATCCATTTGAGCGTATCTACGCGAACGCGCTGCCATTGAACCCAACCAGAATCGACTCCAAATTGCGTTGAAACTGGCGCTTGCGTAATTACATCAGCGAGAGATTCAAAGTCTGCGTCCGTTCTTTCTTCGATGACCCGCGCGTAATGTTTCGCAAAGTCTTTATTTGCTTGCACATGCCGAATAATCGCAGAGGCAGAAATACCTTGTTTTTCAGCAGCTTGGCGTAAAGTATCGCCAGATTCGATTGCGTTGAGAACGCTTGTTTCCAGTTCCGGCGTCCAGTCAATCGCGGCAGGCATCAGGCGCTCCGACGCTCGCGGCGAAGATAATCAATCGCGCCGGCTTTCATTTGCCGATAAGCGGCCTCAAGTTCGGCTGGGCTGTGCTTGGAGAATGCTCCCGCTCGCACCAGAAAGTCGCGATCCGCATCGCTCAGGCTTGATGAACACGCGCTCGCTCCTGAGTCCGTTGCGCTGGACGTGGACGATGAGCCTGAGGCGGATTGGTTTGCGGGTTTGCACTCGTGAGCCATTGATGCTCCAAAGCATAGCACGGGTTGGTTCTGTGGGTCGCGTTTGCTTGATGTGGAATAGGGTAGCACGAGGGTGCAAGCCCCTACATCTTGTGGTTGTCTGAGTGCGGCCACAAGATTGGGCAGAATTACGTAAACCTCGTCAAAATGACCCCGCCAGAGGCTCGAGGCGCGTTCGCTGAGGGTGCGGACAGGCTGGGGTATAGCGGAAAACGAAATTAGATTGAGTGTGCTGGAAATATCTCGCTTGCGACCCAGCACGCGAGTCCTGCAGCGACCAGCCGGCTAAACCACGGATTCGGCGCCGCTGGGTTCCACACGGCCGCGATCACGAACAATACCAGGGCAAAGATTCTCAGGATCAACGGAAGAATCGACACGGTTGCACGCTCCTGCTGCTGACTCAGATGCGCGAATCCTCGTCTGGAGCGCCAGTTTGCCCGCATATCACAAAAGGAGTTACATCATAATCGTAAATAACCATTGACAACCGTTTGCATGCATGGGATGATGTGTATGTAAACAAGGAGTTCTGAGTATGACAGTTCAAGAGATGGCAAACCGGTTCGAAGCTTATGATGCTGAAACATTAGCCTTTACGTTTGGCGAGTGGCTTGAAATGAACTGGTCGGATCGCGAAGCTCGGCAGGCTGAGATTGATTTAAAGCATGGCTATAAGCATGGTTGGATCAACGTTGAGGGTCGTTCCTTTAGCCGACAAGAAGCATTTCCAAACCTAACGTTTGCGAATGTGTGGGACTGATGAACATACGCGAACACATCCAGAGTATTCATCCGTTAGCCTGTTCCACATGCAACGATTTAGTTTATCGAGAGACGGGTTGGCTGATCGAAAAGAAGGTGGATGGAAGCCCGATGTGGCTCACTTCTGAATGGCAGTTCGGCTGGACAGATAACTCGAACAATGCCATACGCTTCTGCAGGCGCTCTGACGCTGAACAAATAGCCTCGATGTTTGAGAACGACGATATTCAGGTGACAGAGCACTGTTGGATGCCCTCTATCCTAGAGTTAACTGAGCATCGCCAAAAACTTATGGAAGCAGAAAAAGACCGCGGTAGCTGCAATACTCGCACTTCAACACATCAACCCCATAAGGAGTTAAGAGATGACGACTCAACAGTTTCAAGCAAAACTAGAGAAGGCGGGCTATTGGCCGCAATTTCAGATCACATCGTAAGTATCGCACTCACAGGAGAAATCAAAAGTGAAGACCTTTCCAATCAAACTCAATGACGATTTCTGGCTGACGCTCAGTGAAGCTGCCCATGCTGCCCGCAAATCGTTGCATCAGTACATCTTGGACGCGCTAATAGCGGCAGTGAACGGAGGCAGGGCATGAGCATGACGCAGATCCAGATCGTTCTCCTGATTCCGTTTGTGATTCTGGCCGTTGGCATGGTCCGTATCTCCATCAAGGGAAGCTGTGGGCAGCG